CTAAACGCAAGTCCAAGGCCAAGAGCCCTAAACGCAAGTCCAAGGCCAAGAGCCCTGAAAGCAAGTCCAAGGCCAAGAGCCCTAAACGCAAGTCCAAGGCCAAGAGCCCTAAACGCAAGTCCAAGGCCAAGGCAAAAGCAAAAAGCCCTAAACGCAAGTCCAAGGCCAAGAGCCCTAAACGCAAGTCCAAGGCAAAAAGCCCTAAACGCAAGTCTAAGTCCAAGGCCAAGGCAAAAAGCCCTAAACGCAAGTCTAAGTCCAAGGCCAAAGCAAAATCAAAGAGTCCTAAACGCAAGGCCAAGGCAAAGAGCCCTAAACGCAACTCCAAGTCAAAAGCCAAAAGACCTAAAAGCAAGTCAAATAGGCGTTCCCCCAAACGTTCCAAAGGTAAACGTGCAGGTGCTGCATAAGCTGCTTTAGCATTACAAGCAATGAAAGTCTAGCCTTTGGGAAGACAAGTGGCAAAAGAATTTGCTAATACTCTCAAGAACAAAATTGACGAAAAATCTTAAAAAGTTTTAAAGTCTTGTTTCAAAAAATTATTTTATTTTGTTATAATATAAAATAATATGGAATACGTTAAGCAATACGATGACTTGGTGAACAACGTTCTCATCAACTATGTTAAAAAACCCACACTCATTCGTGGTGTTGTACATTTGCTGTTGATCTTGTATGCTGCTAGACTAGCTCCTTCTCTTCCTAAACCTGTTTTGCTACTTTTTGAAAATGCTTACTTTAAACTTTTTATTTTCTCACTTGTTTTGTGGACCGCCCAATTTAGTCCATCAACATCTCTGTTGATTGCTCTTGGATTCATGGTATCAATCAACTATGCTAACCAAAAACCACTTTGGGAATTCTTAGAAAACGTTGAAGCCGAAAAGAAAGACACTACCGATGCCCCAGTTGCTCCATCGAAAGAAGTAGCTGTTGAATCCGCTGCCGCTGTTGTCCAACAACAAGCTCAACAAACACCTATAGTCCAAGGTGTTACTCAAAAGCAAGACACTGTTGTCATTCAACCCACCGTGGTCCAAACACCCCAAGGTCCCACTGTTGTTAACCCAAGTGTGGTATTGGCACCAGCTGTTGTCTCCAATCCAGCAGGAGAAAAAATGGTTATTAAACCTGAAGTTACTGTCGTTGAAGTACCTAAACCAGCTCCCGCTCCCGCCCCAGCTCCTGCTGCTGCCTCTGTTCCAGCTCCCGCCCCAGCTCCCGCCCCAGCTCCTGCTCCAACCGTTCCTAAGGAACAAAAAGCTGAACCAGCTCCAACTCCTGCTGCTCAAGCGCAAGGATGCTACCCTATGAGACGTTACGACCTTTCTAAGATTTCAGCTTACGAAAGCGGTGACAGTTACGGAACCTACGAAGCTTAAATGAACTAATTTTTCTTTTATTGTAATTGTTAATCAATAAGTTAACAAGTTCAAATTAGTTTCAAGTTTCAGTCCAACAAACACTGTTGGTACATGTTTTTTGATAATTGGTTATCCTCAATGGGAGTGTCAGTGTCTGTATTGGTTTCTTTTTTGATGACTATTATTTTAGCAGTAATGCTCATAAGTTCATGTTTATCCAAGTCCACTTGACAATCTTGAAATCCGATGTTGCTGAAATGTGTTTTGTAAAATGCTAAACGCTGTTTGGATTGGGAAGTATAAACCGAAAAATTGTCTTGGAAATCCACAATCAACGGATGGCGCTCACTGTGTTCTTTCCTAAAAATACGACCCACTATTTGTTCCAACTTTCCACTTTCTGCTTTGGTCGTATTTTGTAAATGACCAATAAACTTCTTAGGGGTAACTAAAAATAACGTGTCAAGTTCTCGTTCACTCACTCCTTCGCCAAACGCTTGGTAAGTTGCCAAGATAACTTGGCATGCTTTGCTCCGTTCAAGTTCCGTCATTTTCATTTGACCCAAAAACAATCCATAAGTGAAGTTCACACCACCGTCTTCATCTAATAACTTCTTTAGTGTTTTGACATGTTCACGCCGATCACTTAGTACCAACACCTTACGCTTCTGCTCCGTTACCTTTTGTTTAAGCAATTCTATTATCAGTCGGTTTCTTTTTGCCATGGTGGTCAACTCAGACAACATAGATGAAAACATGATTTGCTTTTGACCAGTAATTTTGTTGACAGTAGCTATTTCTTGATAATCTGAACTGTTTATTTTGATGACTTGTACAATAGGATGTAAGCCTCGTCTTTCTGTCGTAGACTTGTAGACAATGTCACCAATGAACCATTTAAAAACGTACTCGCAGCCATCGCTTCGTTTTGGTGTTGCTGAAAGTCCGATAGTGTACATGGAATTTACACGCATTAGAACCCGAGAAAAAACCGGACTTGACACATTATGAATTTCATCTACCAACGTTACACCAAACTCTTCAAATAACGTATCAGGATAATCAATTTTGGCCAAACTCTGTAACATAGCAATGACAACATGTTTACCATTGACATCAACATTCTTTTGTCCTTGAATGAAACCAATCTCAGTTCCTGGTAAGAATGTTTGTATTTCTCGCTCCCATTGTTTCAGTAAGCTTACTTTATTGACGATGATCAATGTTTTCCTTTTTAGAACCGATAACAAATATAAAGCACAAACAGTTTTACCAAAACCAGTACTTAACGATAATATACCACCGGTACTGCCGTTTTGTAGTTCGTTTATCAATATTTCGCATGGTTCTTTTTGATATGGGTGCAAACTACCAGTGAAATCAATAAGTAAATCTGAGTCCCAAGCTTGTCCTTTATAGTTGTCTGTTAAATTGTCTGGCATTCCAAAATGGGTAATACCGTACACTTTCGGTATATAAATCTTTGTTTTTGTTTCGATGTACAATGGAAACGTTATGTCTTTACGATTAAATAGATTGTATTTGTCATCTACTAATGGTTTTCCGCGAAGTTCAAGTTTTAATGACACTAGCTGTTCAGTCGTGATTGATTCCTTTCTTATAACATAACCTCGTTTGGACAAATAACTTTTTGTGGCAACTGTCCCGGACATACCAACTTGCGTTTTCTACAACTGTTAATCCAATTAAAAAATATTTATTCATTTTTAATTGGATTCTTAGCTGTTAGTTCAGATTCTTTTTAATTTGTAATCCCACGCCTCGAGCTCAGATTAAACCCATCAGTCATGTCTACTATCTCGGTAATTTCCAAAACAAAACTGTAATCCAGGTCGTTGAAATCATACAAACTTGCATCATGATTCACGACGCTGAACTCTAATTCACTTAATTGGTTTAACGGTGCTGTATGGAATTCTTTCGGATTACTCAAGAAACTAAACACCATACTTCCAGGAGATTGATCCAACAAAAACCGAGCAAATATATTAGTCACTTTACCCGTATTCATCATAGTTGCAATTTGAGGACAACACAAAAAAGCATAATTTTCTCCTTGTAAATTGATGGAACGATTCAATACGCTATTCTTTGTATTAGTTTGAATAGCATTAAAACCATGTAGTAAACTACTGATATAAAGTGATTCCCCACCCCCTTGTTCAACATATTCAGCAAAACTACGCGCGTTGAAATTCAAAGTGTGAGCATCTATCACGTCTCTCACAGTGTATTTAACACCATTAATCACATCCGCTGCCAAACCACCTACAGAACTCGCTCCGTATAAATAAAAGTCCTGGTTCATTCCTATTATACCACTGGTTCCGGCTTGCGTGATGCCTTGACCATATACAATAGTAAAAGTATCAGTAGCTGTTACTGTCACTACGTAACCCCCGTTGTCGATACTAGGAACACTGTTTGTTTTCATTAACCTCACCGTAGAGCCACTAGACAATCCGTGTGGTAATTGTGTTATTACTTCCACTCGCATCGCATTAAGGGTCAAACTACCACTGTTCCCATTAGAAGTAATATCAAATGGTAGGTTAATTTGGATGGTATTGGCGGACAATACAGTTACAGTATAAGGTCCACCTGTAATGGAAGGTGAACAATTACTGCTTGTGATTTTAATTATATTACCGTTACTTAACTCATGGGGTGTATTTGTCGCGATCACTACTCGATAAATGTTATTGACATAATCGGTGTTATTCGTAATACTAGTTATGGTTTTCGCATCATAATTATTGGAGATACTAGTAATTTTATTAAAACCGTGATATGGAAAACTTAATGTAACCAATTTTGTACGAACGGCAGCAGTCCCATTATCAATTGAAGAAAGTTCTACACTAGTTGTACTGAAATCAATGGTAAAAGAATTATTGTCCGGAACACTCGCTATAGTAAACACACCAGAATTGACCACTAAGATTGGAGGGGTTGTGAATAAATTATCAAATTGTACTTCTTCCCCTACTTTCAAACCATGATTAGGAGACACAATGGTTGTGATTGGTCCTGTTATTACATATGTGATTGACAGAACTTTGGTTGCTAACGGAGCATGAAATGGGATGCTCCCCCCAATTCCATAATCGCTGACATTGCTATTACCGCCGGGTAAAACATTACCCGGAATAATTAACTGTGTATTTGACACAACACCGTATATGTTATTATCACCATCAAAATCAGGTTTGCTTATAGTATCGTACAACGAAATTACCTTACCAATGTCAGTATAGTTGTAGTTGTGGTTTGTAAATGTACTCACCAGAACAGTGTCAACCGGATAGTTAATAATCGAAACAATATCAAAAGTGTTGGCACCAAATGTGACTTGTCCAGAAAATTGGTCAGATTCAATTTTGCTGTTTACAATTACTAATATGGTGTAATTATCTATAATTCTGGCTATAACTTTGTTTCCATCTATACTAGGCGTTGTTCCGGCACCCGAAATTGTACACACTTGACTTACAAAATTATAGGTATTGTTAAAATTATGCAATGACCTCAATCTCACTTGAACCAAGTAGATATTATCAATACTTTTTATATAGGTATCGATGCGTTTAGAACTATTTTCGATAGGGAAACCAACGTTTGGAGCAATGGTGTATGGATTTTCTCCGAACAATAATTGAAACGGTGCTTTTCTGCCTATTTTTACAGTATTGCCTCCACCGCGAGCCGTGTCACCAGCTTTTATATTCACTTCGTACTGAAATTGATCGGCATTAAGTCTGGTGATTTCATGTGCCCCACCTAATGTTGTAGAGTTTATCCCAGCCAAGGATTTCACATCTACTATATACACAATGTCCCCCGTTTGAAATCCATGACTTGCAGCATCTACTGTGACTAAACCTAATCCCGAAGTTACGGTTAGCGGGTTGTTGCCTGCTTGTGTCAACAACAATGATGTTACCGTTACAATGTCCGTATCCAAATCTAGTGATACCGTAAAATAATGATAGTCTCCTGTTTTGTTCCGGCGTTTTATCGAGCCCAATTTTGATGTTATTTCTGTTTGCAAGGTGGTTGAAATGTAACTTCCAACGCGTAAACTAACATTGTATACTGGATATGTAGCCGTAACACTATCTATAATATTGGCATCAATATCTTCTTGATTTCTCCAATAAATTCTGTTGTTATTCGAATTTATTACCGCATTTGTGTTGGGAAACTCCACACTAGCCAGTCTGATGCTTTTTACATTGTAAAATGTTTTGCCCAAGAAAATTTTAAAATGATTGGGTTTGGAATACAACACTATATCACGATCACGTGAATCAATACTCACAAAGGTTTTAATTTCTTTGGATGTTATTCCCTTTGATGTCAGTGTTGGATCTCCTCCACCATTGGTAAACACATTTGTATTCAATAAACTGTTGGCATCGGTGCTTTCATCTAAATGTAAACTACGAATCGACATTTTATCTAATGAACGTCTTAGAAATGCTTCTTCTCGTTGATTCAACTCTGTAGTGTAGTACTTTCTAAACTCTTCATTTGATTGCTGAGACACCTCTCCCTCCAACTGGGGTGTCGGAATAAACGTATTGGTTAGCAACATGTCATTCTCGTCAATATCCATGCTATCAAGATAGTATTATCCTTATCCACGAAATTAATTAGCATTTGTAAACACATATTATTTTCACGTTTGTGCGCATTACATTATTTACCTTTTAAATTGTCTAGCAATAAGAGGATAAACACACCAAATATCAAATATGAAAGCAGTTCCATTATTTCCTCGTTCCTAACTCTTTCTGTTTCTATGTTCAACTGTTTTGTTATCATCGCTTTACATTTTGAACACTCTAAGATATGTTTGATATAAGCATCACATTGAATATCACATTTGTAACCTACTTGTTCATTCTCAAATGGCTCGGCTTGTTTTTGTACGGGGTTTGTAATGGCTGGGGTGGTAAGCGATGGTAATGAGGTATTGTAATACCTTAGATTGTCTTTGTCACTTGGCGGTAACGGGAAACTAGCAGCGTTCTCGTACTTTTCCAAAGGCATGTTTTTTGGAATCGTCAAACTAGATTCGTTTTTCAACAAATTCCTGGCGAACCCCTTCATTTCTTGTTCATCATAAGCCGATGGTAACATTGTAGTTGAAGATTGCGATTCATCTGATAATGTAATGTTGCTGTAAATTTTATTGGGGTCAAATGTTTGACGAGTTTCGAAATTCGGAAATACGCTTTTGATGTATGAATAACTCATCTCTATTACTATACGCCTATAAAATTTTTTCCACAAAAACCAATAAACTTATTATCTTTGTTATTAATATATTCAATTAAATGTTGTTGTCTAAGTACTTGTTTCCAGAAGTTATTAAAGGGATCCTTCTCGCACTCGTGTATTTTGAAATTACCAATGCTAACGATACAACTTTTTCTAATGTAGGTCTTTTCACCTTGTTTTATACCATATTAATCGTTTTCGCAACATTAATTAATATAGATACTACTATCATCACCAACGCATTTGTTACTAAAGCCGTTTTTACATTGGTAGATGAAAGGATTCGAAAAAAAGACGATGGCAAAAAATAAATATACTATTATGTTTTTGTTATAGCCCCAGCCTTTTTAGGTCTTCCTCTTCCCCTTTTCTGCGTATTCAAAGGAATACTTTTGAATAAGTCGTCTGAATTTTCAGTCTCCAAAATATTCTTCTCTTGTATGTCCTTTTCTCGTTTTCTTTCGTTCATCGTTTTCAAAATATTATTAATATCAATACCATCTGAGTTCACAGCAGGTCCTTTTATCTTGGATGGCCTAGGATCATCTGTTGTCTCCGTAATATCATTTCTTAAATCATTGGGTGTAGGAACTTTGTTTCCTTGCTGGTACTGTTGTTGGTATTGTTGTTGGTATTGTTGTTGTTGTTGTTGTTGTTGGTATTGTTGTTGTTGGTATTGTTGTTGGTCTATGTCGAATTGAGTTTGTGGTGTAGAGTTTGCAGTTTGTTGTTGTCCTACTAAGCTACCAATGATGTTTTTAAAAGCATTTGAACTATCTAATTTCGAAATCTTTTTTGAAATCGTAAACATGGTTGCAGAACTAATAATCATGAAAATAAGCTTCACCTCAGGTGACATTTGTCCCGAGCCTTTGTATTTTTCATATAATTCAGCCATTACTTCATCGTATTCTTGATTCTCTAATGAATACCCCATCGCCTCACTCCAACCATCTAAATCTACACCCATCGGATCAAACTTGTTATTCAACATTTCCACTCCCTGCACACCCAACAACAACATTCGTTTAAAAAAAGACACCGAACGCTCGGTCTTCATGTCATTGCTGATACGCTCATACTCGTTTCTTATTTCATCTAAACTATTGTTCATATCCAATTTTATCGCTCTTGAACGTCCTCTTTGCGCCAATTTGTCTAATTTGTACAAGTATTCCGCCTTTTCTTTTCGGATGTAATCATTGTTGTTCTCCCGCTGTACTTTACGAACATCTCGTCTTTTGCGATCTTCGGATTTAGTATCCGAACTAATCGTCCCTATGCTAGAACTCGATTTGGTCTGATGATTAGGGGATGGCTGTGTTTTCTTATCTTCGTTGCCCTTTGAAACCAATTCTGACATAGATACTTCACTTTTCTTGTTTAATTTTTTCTTGTTTGCCATAAGTTCCAATTGGGATAAGGAAATGTCCTCCGATTCAACTGGAGCTGACGTCTGCTTACTGCGATTACTATGATTACTTTTACTTTTACTTTGATTACTTCGGTCTGTCTTGCGATCCGCAGGTAAACTTATTGAATCCATTCTTACTCTGTTGATAATATAAAGTCTGGTAATAATATAATTGTTATTTTTAAACACAATTTAGTTAATTATTGTGTGTAGTTGATAACCAACAACTCTGTGCATAATTTATTCCTTTCTGTGACTTTACTGTTAATAAATCTCTTGACTGGTATTTCAATTAATCGCACTCCCGGGATTGTTTCGTATAATTCTCGAATAAACTGACAGTCGGAGTTGCTCAATGCTACTTTTACACCACGTTGTGTTAAAAGTATGAAATAGTCTCGCAAGCGTCTTTGTTCCCCTTCACCGAATTTCTCATTGTTGTATCCTGTAAAAGTTCCATAATAAGGCGGATCTAAATAGACAAAGTCTCCCGGTTTGACCAATGACTCTGTTTCCAAGTAATGCCCGCATCGAATCGTAACATTGGGCATCAGCAAAAAGCTGTGTAAATTCATTGTTGTCGTCGTATTACAAAAAGTAGACGAAATATTTCTTCCAAATCCTATATTGTATTCCCCTTTCGCATTCTCGCGATACATTCCGTTAAATCCCGTTTTGTTAAGGTACACAAACAAAGCAGCCAGTTCTACGTTTGCGTGGTATGTTTGTAATTGTTTTAGTTTATTAAAACATTCGCGCAACTGAATGTAAGTGTTTCGATCGTTGGCGTATTTTTCATTAGATAATTCCTTAAGTAACGCTTCCGGATGACGTAAAATGACCTGGTATAAATTTATCAAGGGAATCATAATATCGCTCAAGTATACGTTCTTATTGTCCAAAAGTCTCTGATTGTACAGCTCCATAAACACACTACCCCCCCCCACAAATGGTTCAAAGTAATCACCAAATTCAATTGGAAAATGCTGTGTTAGAATTTGCAATATTTGTCTTTTGCCACCCGCCCACTTAATTATAGGAGTTAACGTCATTTTCTTAAGCAATTGTTTATTATTGTTAATAATAGCTATTGTTAACAATTTTGGGTTTTAAACTAACCTGCTAATAGCCGATAGATTCACACGTTGACAAACACCGATACGTCTGGTTCAGGTCTGGTCTAGTTGGTCTCCATGTAGAGTAGCAATGCACTACTCCTTATTAGGTTCTATCCACCCTGTTCTCACCACGTGGCAAGAACATTTTTTTCAAAATGTTTATTGCTCAGTTTCTGTCCCTGTCCAACGTCAGTATTGCTTGCTTGTGAACCTTTTTAATAAGTCCGTAAATCGAATGTATTGTATTCCAGCTTCACGCTGATAATATTCTAACAACCGCTGTCGAATCGGTGATTGGGAACCAAACAATTTGAAATCATCCTCTGCTTCCTGTTGTTGATACGCCATACACACAATGTATAATGGTTTGTTGTATAATTCTCTACAATCACTGTATTTCCAAGGTGAACCTAAAACCTTTTCGCCCGCTGTACCTGTTGTCGTGTACGTTCTTGCTTTACATTCATACAATCCGTTAGTTGTTTCCCAATCTGGTATCAAATGTTTTCCGTTTTCTCCTGCTTGTCGTTTTACAATGCGTCTTGGACTTTCACCTAATCCTTCCAACGTTTCCTTTAACAAAGTTTCACCTAATTTGGTTGTCCATTGGTTAGTGGTATATCCTATCACTGATGTTCCCCACGTCTTTTCACTTTGCGGTGAAAGGCTTTTGACAAAATTGGAATCAGGAAAACACCAGTCTATACAACCCGCCCTTAACAAAATACTGTTTTTTGCTAAACATTTTTTCAATGCTTGTCTAATCATCATTATTGTTTGTTCTGTGCATAGGTTTTGTTTTGATGTGCCTGTACATTGTGAATTGCTTTTACTTACGTTACTTACGTTACTTACCTTGCTTACCTTGCTTACCTTGATTACCTTGCTTACATTCCTTACTATCTTTTTCCCGTTACGCAATTGCAAAACACTTTTTGTATTTACACCACGTCCCATCTTTTGGTACAAATAACCTTCATCACAATAGTTTCAACTTTTTTTAAGTAGACTTGTGAGTTTAATTTCCGTCAACATGACTCATACACAAAAACCTCATCACACCCAAATCTGCTACGTAATACTCCAAAATCAACGGTTTGTCGTTTGTGAGTAAGATATTCATGTTTTCGCACAAATGAGATGCCTTTATAAAATTCATCAAGTAACTCAACTTAAACCGTCCTTGAACAATTTTATCATTTGTTTTTTCAAACTTGACCGAACGAATATCTTCTCCATTCTGCTGAAGTAACGCTTTCTGTTCCTTGTTCAGATTGTCATCTATCTCACTAATAGCCGTCTTAAATTCTGCCAGCCCATCGTCACAACTAAAAATCAACTGTTTACCTACGCTTTTAATTTCCAGAACCTTTCCCTCCAGTAACTGTATGTCTTTGACGATTTGTTGAAATTGCACCGATGGCATATTAATAACATAATCAAATGACATTTCCGATATATTGATGATCTTTTCTTCCAAGGCTAACAATGGGATTTTGTAATCCTTGACTTTGCCCATGAACGGATCTGCTAATTCGATCCCTAGTTTGTCTTCATCATCCTTATTCATATAAAATGTGATTGTTTCTCGTCTATTTGCTGACTTGATGGACTTGAACAGTGTAGTGGTATCTACTCCTACAATGACAGGATTTTCACAATGATAAGATTCGAATTTATTGGCATTTAATTTGATATACGTCAAGGTCACCTTGGATGTGTCCATGGTAGAAATCTTGATACCATCTTTGTTAATAAGGATGTTTGTTTCTTTAATATACGGTTTGAGAATTTCAACCATATTTCGAAGAATTACACTCTTTAGAGTCTTGATTTCAAACACCCGCTCTTTCATTAATATACAGTAGTAGTAGTAATGTCCATTATGTATTGTTATTTTTAAATAAAAAACTTGTCTACGGTAGTTGTGGTTGTATTTGTGTTTTGTGTCAGTATTTATTTTCTTTGACATTTGTAAGTAGTAATAGTTGATGTCAAACACATCGTACAATTTCAAAGACAATCTTACCATCGACAACAATAAATATCTCAAGTGGTTAGACTTCACGGGAACCACCCGTTCCAACATCATTGCTTTGGACTCTAATAACAATGTAAATCTGAATTCTGCCAACGGCCAAATGTACATTAATAGTAACAACTCCGATAGCGATACTTTTATTAATGTAAGTAACAATCGTAATGTATTTGTTTCTTCCAAACTAGCTGTGGGTATCAACTCAACTGACAATATAACTGCTAGTTTGACACTCGTGAATAGTGGCTACATTGGTGTTAATACCACACGTGGTAATAGTAACGGATATCTCGGCTTAAGTGGAAGTTATGAGTTAGCTAATACGTCTGGTAGTAGAGTTATCCTATACGGAAACGAACATTCCGGATCTGGTGGTCAAGTGGGTATATATGCAGGTAACAAAGCTGGGGCCAGCGTTAATGTATTTACATGCAATGATTCTCTGAAATTCTCAATTGACAATTCCGGTTCAGCACAATTCACTCCCAATGGTTCGATAGTTCGGTGTAATATCACGGATGCTAACACCACATTCAGTCACATTGTCCGAATCGTTGACAGCACAGCTGCTTTTAGTTCTACATCTGGCGCTCTTCAAATCGCTGGTGGCATCGGAGTCGAAGGGAATTGTTTTATCGATGGCACACTTAGTATAAATGCCGCAACCGGTAACATCAATTTTTCAGGCACTCAAACTTCAACTAGTTCGACTTCTGGTGCAGTCTATACAACTGGTGGTATCGGCATAGCCAACACTACCACAGCTGCTAGTGTAACTTCCGGTGGTGGTCTTACCGTTGCCGGTGGTGTGGCTGTTGCAAAAAATTTGTTTGTTGGCGGAACCGTCGTGATACTTGATTCTACTGCTGCGGTTAGTTCACAAACCGGGAGTATGGTTTTGTATGGAGGATTAGGAATTAATAACGCAGTATGGTCTCGTAATGACTCAGCACCGCAAATGAGATTAGCTCCAACAACTAATGGCAGTGAAACTAGTATCAGTTTTTATGCTACTAATAACTACTCAGTATCATCTGGGAACTCTAATGCTTGGCGTGTCGGTCAAAATGTGAATAGTATTGGTACCGGAAGTTTTGGCATCAGTAGCTATCAAACTGGACCTGTGTTGGTGTGCAATACTTCTGGTAATGTAGGTATTGGCACCACGAGTCCAACGGCTGCAGTCCAAGTATACTCTGCCTCTACTAAATCAACACTGATTGTAGGCAACTTCAACAGAGCTGCTTGGAATAGCGCACAAATTAATGTTGTTAGTAATGGTGCAGCGGGTTCCGGCATTGCTTTTGAACGAAATGGTGTTGATACAGCTCTGATTGCTAATGCCCTTGGTAATTTAACATTAGGTCATCAAAACGGCGCCGTTACTTTTAATAGTGGTGCTTATGATCCGACCAGTGCGTTAGGTACAGAGCGAATGCGTGTTACATCAAATGGCAACATAGGCATTGGCACTACAACACCATCATTTTTATTGTCACTGGGTACATTTTCTAGTAATCAAAAATTAGCTATATACGACGGTGGCATTAACAACTTTTACGGACTAGGAGTAAATAACAATTTATTGCAGTTACATGCTGGCACAGATTCAGGGGCGTTTGGTCAGTTAGTTCTATCAAATAGCGGTAACGTAGGTATTGGTACAAGCGCACCTAGCGCTACACTTGACATATCAGGAACTGTCTTTGTCCATAGTACTATCGAGGCAACTACTGTTTCCACCGGTGCCTTGAGCATTGCCGGTGGCTTGGCCGTCACCAAAAGCTTGTTCATCGGTGGACCTATTCTTCAACTACCCATAGGCGATACCGCCTCACGACCCACTGGAATAACTCTAGGAACCATTCGTTACAACACTCAAACAGACCAATTCGAAGGATATGGTGCCGGTAATAATTGGGGTTCGTTAGGTGGCGTGATCGATGTAGCGCAAACCACTAAAATCTTAGCAGAGGAATCAGCTGGTTCAGCTGACGGTAATCTGCGTTTTATTACAAATAATACAGAAAGAATGCGTATCAATAGTAGTGGTAACATTGGTATCGGAACTAGCGCACCTAATGCTTTACTCGACATATCCGGCACGGTTTCTGTGCGTAGTACTACAGAGGCAACTAGTGCTTCAAGTGGTGGTTCCATGAGTATTGCCGGTGGCTTGGCTGTTACCAAAAGCTTGTTCGTTGGTGGACCTATTCTTCAATTACCCATAGGCGATACCGCATCACGACCTACTGGAATAACTCTAGGAACCATTCGTTACAACACTCAAACCGACCAATTCGAAGGATATGGTGCCGGTAATAATTGGGGTTCGTTAGGTGGCGTGATCGATGTAGCGCAAACTACTAAAATTTTAGCAGAGGAATCAGCTGGTTCAGCTGACGGTAATCTCCGCTTTATTACGAATAATACGGAAAGAATGCGTATCAATAGTAGCGGTAACATTGGTATCGGAACTAGCGCCCCCAGCTCTATTTTCCATATCAACAGTTCCAATACAGGCTCTATTCAACTTGGTAATAATAATGGTTCTGGTTGGTATACTTTGAAGAATTCCAATGGATTGTTGGGATTTTACACAGGTTCCTTCAACACCGGGACTTTCCGCTTTGGATGTAATTCGGTAGGTAATTTTGGTATCAATCAAAAAAGTCCTGCTTACGCCTTGGATGTCAATGGTTCCACGAACATTAATTCCGATTTGTATGTCACTGGTTCCATATCTGGTTCTGGCTCCAGCAGTAGCACCTATGCTTATCTTACTCTCACTGCCACTGATGAAGCTATTAATCTAACCACAGGTGCTATGGTTACATTTGGAGGTATCACCGTTCAATGCCCGACCGAAACCACCAGTGTCACTAACGGGGGTTCGCTGTTCGTGGCTGGAGGAGCTGCCATCGGCAAAAGTCTCAACGTTGGTTTGGGGATTACTACGGGCACTATTACAACTACCGACCTTCAGACTTCACAAATTACAACTGGGACTATACTGGCCAGTAATGTCTTAGTGAGTTCGTTGCTTACTGCGGGTAATGTGAATGTGACATCATTTACCTCCACTTATGCGATGCAAACTACTTGTTCGATTGCTAATTTAAGATTGACCAGCGGTACATTAGGAAACTTGATATGCACGAATTGGAATGCCAGCAACGTCACTAATGGGTCTTTGGTAATTTCCAGTACTACGCAGTCCACCGGAATTGGTACAGGAGGTAGTTTGACTGTTTTAGGAGGCGCTAGTTTTTCCAAAGACGTGTATGTCGGTGGAACAATGACAAGTTCTTCTGATATCCGTCTTAAAACTCGGATTCGTAGTTTACAAAGCAACTCTGGATTACCTGTTACAGATACTATAGATGACATCCGAACTGTGATTTACACTTTACGTTCTGAACCTGAGGCTGGAGAACATATTGGATTTATAGCGCAAGACTTTTTAAGGCATTATCCCCAACTCTTACGTCGTCCAGACGATAATGGATACTATTCACTAGACTACTCTAAAGTCACGGTCATTTTGCTAGAGTGTATCAAAGAACTCAAAAACGAATTAAATACACTCCGTGAACGATTAGACTCTTCATAATTGTACAGTAAAGCAAAAACTTTTTTTATTGCCCATTAGTAATACTATAAATGTCTAGAACTTTCACAATCGAAGCTATTTTCAACAATTCAGGTAACCGTATTAGATATGATGGGGGTAAATTTATTTCTGACACTCCTGCTGGCGCTGCCAGAAAAGCATTTTCCCATGCAGCTCGCACACGCAAAACCGGGCGTTTGTCATTGGAAATTCACATGAGAGAAACCACTCAAGGTTCTCTTCACAAAATTTATAAATACCAAGTACGACGCGTTCCCAACCGTTCAGAAATAGAACACGATGGCGTATTTATTCTGTATAAATTCACTACCAAAGTTCGGGCTCTGTAAAAAGTTCGTCACGTAAATTGTATAAATAATACAATTTAGATGACTGCAAATCAACACCACACTGATCATACCCGTAGAAGAAATAGTCGAATACAAATGTTTACAGAATCACAATAGCCTGGAATCATATTGTCCCACGTCTTACAATAGCATTTTATTTTGCTTGCGTTTTTTGATACCATCTATAAGCATGATATGGCACCATGATATACACGGCATACAGCAAAACAGTGTATACCCATGGGTCTACGGATTCTTTGCGTGTAGCAATGTAGTACAACAATGGCGCAATCAAGAAAATATGTACGATGTTAAAAGTATAAGATGGAATGTTCATTTTCTGATGGATTATATAATTTATTCCAAGAAATTTTTTTTTTGGATATTTGTCTTGTTGCTTTGAATTTACAATTCCCCCCCTGTGAGTACCTGAGTAACGCTACGATACTGGCGTTCTCCAGCAATGGAAACATTTTGGGGAGTTTCCATTTGATATGGTTGCGTAGAAGCATCACGCAAGTAGTCCAAGTATTGTTGAAGCTGCGACACAATCTTGGGTACAATTTCGTTGATGACAATTTCATTTAATCTTGACACTTCTCGCGTGTACATACCAAATAATTTTTGTTTTTGGTCCTCTGGTGTGCCTGCATCGATTAAAGGAGGGTGAGCACTGTACTCCAAGAAAATACTTCTCATGATCACAAGCAATTCATTGGTAGATTGATTATCTATCACCTGATTCATTTCCTTGTACACCAACATACGTATAATGTTTTGAATGTTTTGAATGTTTTGTTCGGAAAAGAACAAGAATGTCAATAGTGTTTCTCCATACAAATTTTTGAATAAATAACGAGTATTACTACCAGAAACATTGGAACCAGCTGAACTGTCTGTCAATGGAAAACTTCCAGGCGATACCAGTTTTTTGATATCCGTTTCGGGTAGTTTTTTTTCTCTTTGTTTGCGTACCGTTAACAACGTTCTTTGGTCGCCAGGAGTTTCGTCGGTCACTTGATACATACTTGGATGGAATAATTGGTTAGCACTACGCACCATGTTTTTGTTGTCCATATTTATTTACTATTACAGAGTGCCAATAAATTTTTTTTATGCAATTCTTACTTCGAGCTGTATTTTTTTCGTTAAAACAAATCCACTTGACTGTGCTGTTCATTGAACACCGACAGCTGTTGTAATCGGCTTCTAAGTTCGCAAATATCCGGTCTTAATTTTGGGAACAAATTAAACACGGAAAAAAAAATATCTTCTAATATTTTAGCATCTTTATCGGTCAATTCTGGTATTTTATAACTCGACTTGTTGAAACATTTAGGATATAACTTGTTGGATTTAAAATATTCTTCGCATCTTGCGAATAATGGATCCTTGCGATACGATAATCCCCATGGCATCCTGTCAAATATCAAATTATACAATACTATTCCACAACACCATATGTCTACTTTATCAGGATAAAAATAAAGTCGATTGTAAAATTCAGGTGGGAAATACGCTTCTGTTCCACAAACTCTATTATTCGTTTGGTATTCACCCTCTTTCACAAACACTTGGGCTTGTCCTAAATCGATTAATTTTACTTGGTCATTATTGGTGTCAAGTAAGATATTCTCCAGTTTGATATCCATATGAGCTATTCCTAAATCATGCATGTACTGTAAACCAGATAGCGCCCTATCAAAACACTTCAGTAAATTAGCTCCCACTTTTTCACTACGGTTTTTGTTAAGGTAATCCAACATGTCAATACCGGTTACATGCTCTAAGATCAAAGAATTAGTTTCACTATCGACGTCCAGAGTATGAATGACATTCGGATGACATATCTGTGTACCAATTTTTTATTCGTGAAGTAAACATTCTTGAAATAAACGATATTTTTTTCCATGTCTTCCCTGTTCCAACAGCCTACATCCGCAAATCTAAGCTGTTTTACTACAAACGATTGGTTACAAACATGTGTTGTGCTGCTAGCATTGTGAATCTCTTGACATTGATACACACTCACATCCGCAAAACTACCAGTGCCCAAATGTTTCTTGGCTATTGCTTGGTGTAGGTGGGATAAGTAGCGAGGATAAAATTTTTTGACTAATTTACGCATTCTCGTCTTACATTACCTTGATGATTATATTTTATAATTTCATTTTTTTAAAGGACTGTTGTGCATCTAACTTTTCATTGGAACCGTGATACTTGTTTCGTATGATTGTAATTATCTTTTACATTATTTATCTTTTACCGTTCAAAGTCAATATAATCCACAGGTCCCGCTTCATTGATAGTTGGTATGATGGTGTTGTCATCAAACAATGTCCTAAATTGGCGTTCAAAATGCCGAATACATAACGTACGTTTCTCAGGGTTTCGAATGAACTCGGAAAGAATTTGTTTAATAACCTGCTTGCGTTCTTCTTCTGGCATAACGAAAACATTGTTTTTGATTTTCAAATGAACTGCAAAATACATAATCACAAACATCATAAAAATACTTTTTTCTGATTCGAGTTGGATATGTTCATCAATCAGTTTATCACATTGTTCGTATAATGAATCCACTAAAGTATCTACAAAAGGATACACACGGTGATTTGTATTTGTATTTGTATTTGTAATTGTGGTTGTAATTGTGTTTGTGATTGTGTTTATAGTCGATGTGCAATATTTGTCTTTTCTATGAAAATGTTTTCGATTTGTCATGTCGTTGGTGTTTGGACTATTCATTATTATTGTTGTTGTGAATGTACTGCAATTTGTATTTAGTATTTTGTATTAAATTTAAATTATTTGTTAGTAATAAGTACACAGTGCTTACATGCGCTTATCAGAACAATCGCAAAGACGTATTCCGTATCTGCTCGGTATTATTGTGATTTTGTACACTGTCAAACCTAGTATCGTATTCAAACCCAATGGCAAGCCCAGAGTGTACGGAGTAGGATACGATGAAGAAGGGTATAAAAAAACCTTGTACACCTTTCAATTCGTGGTAATTATCATTGTTCTATTGATAATGGTGTTTTTTTAACTCGTTTAATGAAATAAATAATACCATAAGTCATTCCACCACTCCTTTCGGTGCTTCATCCAGTCTGACATTGTTATCAATGCCTTTTGTATCATGTCCGTTTCACAGTTTTGCACCATCAGTTCTCCTATATATGTATTGATTATTTTCACTCCATCAGTCGTATTAGATATAGATTCAATATTTATAAATCGGTGGTAATCGACAATGTGGTGTCCATTGATATTTACGTAATAAACGCCATTCAATTTGAAAAGCGAGAACTCAAATCGTTTGCCGTTATACTTTTTGATGACAAAGTTTTCGCTGTTTAGTCCTGAAAAATGCTTCACCAGAAGCTTACCGTCACACTCCTTGAACTCGGTTGTGATGTCACCGTTTTTGCTGACATGGTTATCTACTATCAAATAGTCTCGTTCCATATAGATTAGTGTAGTTCTTATTATTTATAAAATAATAAAAAGTTTGCTGACTTGGTACTAATTGATTATATGGTAACCAACCCATTGTTTTCGTTTAAGATTTTGTGCATTTTCATATTGTACATGTAATAGTTTAGGCTTCCTGTGCCGCGAAGGAATTTGATAGTTTTGTACTCGTGACTGCTGACTCCAAATGGATCACATACGGTTAATAGATCAAATATATTGTGTTGATAACAATATTCTGCTATCATTTCAAGCACATTTTGTTTGTGATCCAATGAGTCATTTGAGAAATAATAGTAATATAAATAACCATTACGACATGTTTCACCATTATCCAAACACATGGTATCAATATTAAACAATGACACAAAGTCTGTAATCTGATTGTCGCGCATAACTAAAAACACATGGAAGTTTGGATTATCGAAAATTTTTTGTATCTCTGTCAACGTTTTTTCAAAGTAAACATCGTAATTTGTATGACAGTAATTTTGTAATGCTTGTGTGATGCTAGCAAGTTTTTGGATAAAACAATTAGGAGCGGTGCCGTTAGCACGTCCATGGTACTCCAACGCGTGTTGTCTTTTAAACACAGTTTGATAATTAAACGTGTTGTACACTTTTCTAATCACTTCGCTATCAAATTCCTCAGAAAAGAGTTGTGTTTGTATTGTCTTGTCGATGTTGATTAAACGATGATAATACCATTTTTTACTAAAATGGGGGATTTTTAGGGTTACACCTGTAGTATAACCAGCGCATATAACTCCAAATCGCTCGACACATTCTCGTGTGATAATGTTGATTATATATGAAGATACATGAATCTTTCGCAATTGTTTAGCTACACATAAAAAGTTGATATCCATACATTCAAACGAATCTGAGTCCTTGCCTCGAATACAAAGCTTGTGTTTACTACCACAAACCACTCCCACGATTTTTTTGTTTGAATTATTCGATGTCCTTGGATAAAAAGCCAAAACCAATGAGTTCTTCGGGTCACCCAAAAAAAATTTGATCATGTCTGTATTATATGACAACATGTGGTCTGAATTGTTATTCATGTAATTTTTGTTGATAAATTCGATGATTGGTTGTAATTCCGTGTCGCACATATTTATCAACTGATAGTCTAATTGGATTTTACTATTTGTTATTTCATCGGAAACCATTTTCACTAGTTCTTCACCTGATTTGATCGTTGTAACTGGTGATTGTGGTCTTATCTTAACAGGTTTGTTTTTCCAGAAACTTAATTTGTCCGTCATACTTGATTTTGCTATGTTATTTGTTTTATCACTATTAGCTACTTATTAATTTTTTTCTTATGTTTTTCCGAATTGCGCAAGGTATCTTCGTAGACAAATTCCACCTTGGAAGTATCAGGAAACTGTTGTAAGATGCTTTTGGCCCGTTGTTTTAGTTTTTCTGGGTATTGCGCGGGGATGATTGTTGTCTTTTTACTACTGCTGCCTGTTTGGTACTTGGATTGCTGAGCACAACCCCAATCAATATATAAATAAAACGGATCAATAAACTCAACTAGGTAACCATTAGCCGACAATTTCCCAATTAAGAATAACAAACAACTTCTCATATCGTACATAGGATACCCTATCAAAATTTTTGGCACTTCAAATATTACAAAGGTCTTGTCGGTGTGACGATTGGTATACACAATTTTCTCGATACACTTATTCAGCACAATGTTGAAAATGTCCGACTTTGACTGTTCTTTTTTTGACTTTTCTTGATATAGGGAGTCAATAGTCGGAATGCTGTTATTGTTGGTGTTGGTGTTCATCCACACTTGAATCGTTATTATATTAAAATAAATTATTTATTACCAATTTTTTTATCTGGTATAATATAAGTTTCAGATCTCATTGTGTCAATGAGACAAATAAAAAAGTGTGTAATAATGTATGGATTGATTTGTATAAAGAGTTTCATGGAATGGGCCAAATCCATTCCCACGCAAAACATTGTTTTGATTGAACCTCGCAAAAATATTATCGAACAAATTAAACCAGCGTTGGATACCTTTCCACACGTCATGTTGCTTCCCAAGTTACTCATTCATGACAACACTTACAAAGAACAAACAATGTACGTCACTGATACACTAGGAACTCACACATATCTCATCAACTATCCTGGTGACACTATGGTCATTCGTAAAGAAAAATGTTATACTACTAGTTTATGTAACATCATTCGTGAACACAAAATCCAGGTCGTTGATAAACTGATCATCAATTTACCGATCGACAACACCAAAGACATCCTGACCAATGCTTGTGTATACGACCACATCATCTCTTATCTACAAGTACACGCTTCGCCTTTCTTTGATGAAATGAACGCTGATTTCTTACAACCATGCTTTCGGAAAGACACTTTGCAAACTCAAGACAATTACTTCCGATTTGTGAATAAAAACTTGAATGTCCCTTTACCCAAAATTGCCATGTTCCTTACCGAACCTGTTTCTGATAGTTGCCAATCTAAATTAGACTTGTTAGTGGCTCAATACAATATCACCGTTCTGCCTTTACCATACTTGACAAAAAAAGAAGCTCCTTACGAGTTTACAGCCAATAGTTTACAAGCCATATTTGCTAACCCAACACTCAATGGATCTTTTGATATGTTCATGCAGTTCAATCCTCGGTACTTAAATAACAACGATGTTTTCAAGTTGTTGTTTCCATTGAAACCAGATGTTATCTACCTTAATCGCCCATATGATATAATATATGCCACCAAAAACGGCGCGCATATGTTATATCAAATATTAAAATCAACGTACTTCACTGATCATATGAACGTTTTAGAGCGTAATCGTAAAGCAATTTTCAAGTTGTTCAGAAAACAATACTTTTATGATTATATTTCCCAAATATTTGTGATAAAAAACTACACTTGAAAACCCAGTCATAGTATCACGTCAAGTCTATCCTTGGGTATAGTACATCTTGAATACTTTAGATTCAACAAGTTACTGCATAAACTTTGGTTGACTTTGAATTTGATAGTTGCCTTTTCTAAATCTCGTTTGATGCGATTCCATTGAATTGTCTGCATGGAAATGTCGAAGTCAAAACGGTGAATGTATGTTTTTCGGTCGCGATACTTGTCATTTGATACCAATACCACATTGTTATTTTGTTGTAGTACGCAAAATATGTATTGACACAAGAAATCATCCTTGTTTTTGTCCAAGATATCGTCTTGATACTTTTCCTCGATGATCATTAATTTTATATCAAAAGGTGCGTACTGACGAATAACATTATCCAGTATCAGATCGTAACCATGTAACTTTTTCATCACAAAAATAAATCGACTGTTTTGCGGTATGTTGGCGTGCTGAATGTATCTGGAAAAGAATAACTTAAAAAAATCCTCTGTATCCTTTAGCTTGTTAGTGTGTTTGATGTTATGAAAATCTATGTTGTCTTGTTTGTATTTGATTTCTCTAAAATCAGAGAAGATGTTGAAGAAATCAACAATGTAAATACTAGCGACAGGCTTACTCATATTAGTTTCCCGGATGTTGTTAATATTATTTCACACGTGTTTAAATTCAATTTTTACGGTAACGTAGCTGTGGTAATGGTGGATTATAGATAGCGTTGATGTTACTCTTGTTTTGTCCCAAACCAAGATTCAATTACTCTTTTAATAAATTGGATGTGATATGTCTTACCCGTAAGGTATTCGGGTTGTTGTTCTTGTTGTTGTTCTTGTTGTATTCGGTTTAAGTAGTTTAACGTTGATATTACAAATATACTGATTCTTGGAATGATAGTATATTCTTGACCAATAAAAATCCCCAAAAATAAAACTACTGTAGTGTAAATCATTTTTTTATTACTGGTTTGTAGATTTCCATTTCAATTTTTACTAAAATGGAAAAGTTATTTGTGTAAAATTACTGTCTTGTATTACATTAGTTGTTGTATGTTCAATAAATCCTCGCGCCATAAATCACGCTCGCTTTTTCCCTGAATGTCTTGAAGCTGGGTTCGTTTAGCTTCGGTCTGACGATTTAACTCTTCAGTCTTTTCCAAAGTCAAAGCAATCAATGGCATTCGAATTAGATAATCATAAGATTTGCTTGTTCCCTCTGAATTGTCCGTTTGCTCCCAGTGCTTAGGATACCCTCTTTCTTCCAATAAAGAAATGATGTAGTCCTTGCTCTTTCGGTTCAATTCGATGTCTCCATTGATGTATTCATTTATAAACCTGACCTTGGACTCCAAGATTTCCAATTCACGTGTCAACACTTGAATGATGTGTTCGCGTCGCTTGATGTAGAATTCTAAACGTATGTCATAGAAATCCAACAAAATGTCATTTGTGTTGGTGTATTTTGTTGGAATACATCGATCGTCAAACAAGTACATATTATTGATGGTAAAACTCTTTACCAGTTTTAGTTCCTTTTCTAGTGTTCCCTTTTCAATTAGGTTGTCCAAGACCGAGGTGTCGCGGAACTCAATAATAAAGTCAATGCCCGTATTCTCGTCTGTGGTTTTGTTTTTTACATCCTTGAGAACGATATTTCGTTTAATCGTCGACGATGATTTGTCTTTGGAAGCGCGCCCACCGGTATCGATCAAAGACTCTAAAAATTCTTTATAAGGCGTAATCCACATTCCTACAGGTAGTTCAGTGATCCTGACTTGCGTATCGTCCAACCGCTCCCAACGTCCTTTTGTCATGTAACCTCCATTGCCAGTGTCGATGACATCACCGTTGAAACCACGGAACCAAGGTTTCATGGGCAACGTTTCTTTGTCTTCAAGTAAACGAACTAAATTAGCAATAATGTCTTTTGGATTGTGAGGAGGGATATAAGTAGAATAGCCTGTACCAATGCCTTCGCAACCATTAACTAATACCATAGGAATAACAGGAATATACCATTCTGGTTCAATGGTCTGCCCGTCATCATCCAACAAAGTAAGCAGGGGAGTATCGTAGTTGTCAAATATTTTAGAAGTGATAGGACATAACTGTGTGAAAATGTACCTGGCACTAGCCGCGTCTTTGCCACCTTGGATTCTACTCCCATGGTTTCCTTCTGGCACCAATAGATTCAAATTGTTACTACCCACAAAATCTTGAGCCATGCCCACGATCGCTTGTTGTAAACTAGATTCACCATGATGATAACTGGTCTCTGCCGAAACATAACCTGACAGCTGTGCTACCTTGATGGGTTTAGTAATATTCCGTTTCAACATATAGTACAAGATTTTCCTTTGACTTGGCTTGAGACCATCACACAAACTCGGAATCGAACGCAGATTGTCGTAAATTGAAAAATGGATCAGATCCTTGTGAACAAAATCTTGGAAACTAACCTTGGAGTCTTTTAGTTCAATGTAACTCATTTTGTCATAACTTCCTAACCATTGTTTTCTACGGTCTGAACATTTGACAAAGGTAGAAGTAATTATTTCAGAAGCCACCGAATCTGTATCTGCTGTGTTGTCTTTCTTTGTCGTTTTCACATTCTTGTCCTTTTCGAAAGCTAATAGAATGGATTCATCGCATTGTTGATCTTTATAGTAGTAATCTGTTTGCAAGTCGGCAATCCGTTTAAACGTGTCTTTGGCATCTTCCTTGGTTGATGTACCTAACCCTTTGTAGTACCTGATGTTGTAACCAGCTGTATTGGTGGTTGCTCTCCATTTGGTGTAGTCTTGTTGAGTGTAAAACTCTACAACGCGTTTGCCTTTGAAAGCCTTGACTATCGGTGTTTTTAATGTTTGGATGAAGTTCAACCGAATCAGACTAGGCCAGTATGTATGAATAAAGTTGATAAACAAACCCTTGATGTGTGAACCATCCACATCCGAATCTGTCAAACAGATCACACGACCATAACGCAGATCAGACGTGTCTTTGTATTCGACTCCTTGTTTGAGTCCGATGATTTGTTTTAAATTGTTAATTTCTTCATTGTTGATTAGTTGCTGCACCGTGGCATCACGCACGTTGAGCAGCTTACCACGTAAAGGGAATGCACCAAACCTTTCTGGTCCTACCACGGCACGACCCCATAAAGCAAAAGTTTTGGCAGAATCTCCTTCAGTTAGAATGAGTGTACATAGATCTGATTTTGCGGTACCAGCCCAAAGCGCATCCTCAAGTTTGGGAATGTAGATTTTGTTCTTTTTTTTTCCGTCGGTTTGTTTGGATAATTCCAACGTCTCTTTGATTTTGTAAATCTGAACAATGTCATCGATAATACTTGACTTCCAGAGCTTGTCAATAAACTTATCGGACACTTCGATTTTACACCCAAAATCCTTGGATTGGGTGGTCAAGTACTCTTTGGTTTGGCTACTAAATTGTGGATTGACCACGGTGGCTCTCAAAAACACAAACATTTTCTCTCTTATCATCGCGGGTTTGACGTCCTTGAGTTTGCGTTTGCTTTCAAGCAAAGCTTTGAGTTTGTTGGTTATTTGATTCATGATGTGATCCACATGTTTGCCACCTTGGTAAGTCGCGTTGCCATTAACAAATGATACATGCTCAAATCGTTCCCATGGCACCACGATATACTCCCACACGAATTCTGTTTTGGCAACCGTTTGAACATGGACATCCGCAAATGTTTTGTTAATTTCGGCGTCATCAAAATAATACTTTACGTAATCTGCTAAGCCTTTGCCTTTGAGTCGCTCATTATTCAAATAAATACCCACACCTTTATTTGTACATGCCACACAATCAAATAGACGTTTTTCCAACAATGTAATAGTATCTGCTTCCAGTCCACGCATACCAAAACGATTGTAGTCAGGAACAAATGTAATCTTGGTGTAACTCTTACCACTATTCTTTGTGACTTTAGGTTTGCTTTTGTTAGCCATGTTATCAGTGTATTCCTGAACAAACTTGACTCCATGTTCCGAATCTACGGTTTCTACTATAAATTTAGTACTATAAACGTTTACTGCTTTGATGCCAATACCATTGGTACCAGCACCCGTTCTTTTTTCAGTATCATCGTAATTGCTACCTGCTAACATATGACCAAAAATAAGCTCAGGCACATACATTTTGTGTTCCTTGTGCTCTACAACCGGGATACCGGTACCTGTGTTAAAAACACAAATTTCACCTGTTTCTGTGTTGTAATCAAGTTTTATTTTGTCGAGGGTTGGGTCACGATTGCTGTGATCTAGAGCATTGGTGAGAACTTCATCAAATATTTTTAAAAACCCAGGACTGTACTCCACCATACGTTTTTTCATTTTATTGATAGAGCGGTCATATACCCACATTTCCTCAACCACTTTTTTAGTGTCACCTATGTACATACCAGGCCGCAAAAGCAGATGTTCTCGTTGTGTGAGCTTTTTGTATGTTTCTTCGATTGTCTTCCCATTGGTTTGTTTGTTCGACATTGTCAAATAGTATGCGAAACTGTAATTGTATGATTACTGTAAAGTGTAAATTATATACTTTAAATAATTTTCAATTTATTGTGTTTATTGTGTTTATTGTGTTTATCTTACTTTGATCGCGTCACGATTTTTTTGTGTAATTTTTTTGTGGGTAGTAAATAATAGGAACTTACGGTAATGCCCAAACCACTAGTTAATAATAAAATAGTGTATCAAAATATTTACGGACGGGTGATTGAACACGAGTTATATCTTAATCAAGGTGTTAAACAGAGTGATTCACCTACTTTTACCAACGTGAGGTTGACCGGAGATGCGTATGTCGAAGGAAATTTATATGTACAAGGCAATTCTACCATTCTTAATACCAATGTCATTGAGTTTGAAGATAACATCGTTCTTTTAAACAGACTTGAATCCGGTTCGGGTGTGTCCTTAAATCAAGCTGGTTTAGAAATTTCTCGTGGGCAACTGCAAAATTATAGAATCGTTTATAACGAAGGTGACCAAAGTTTTCGTGTAGGTTTGATTGGAAATTTACAAGCTGTTGCCACCCGCCAAGACTCACCGCTAGCTAAGGGTATCATGGTCTGGAACGACACAGAAAAACGTATTGATGCTACTGACACATTACAAATTAGTGTAAAATTCAACGCCACTGCTGAAAGCACAAGTACTTCCACGGGATCTGTGGTACTTACAGGTGGAATCGGTATTGACAAGAACGCCAGCTTCGGCGGACGATTGTTTTTGCGTGGTTCGAGTACTTCTAATTCTGCCAGCATTTACACACACACCACTACTAATAATCTGTTGGTCAGTTCACCTAATGACATCAATTTACTCCCTACCGAAAATGTATCAATTCCCTTTGATAAACGCTTGGTTTTTGGCACCACGGAACAGAGCATCAGTTGTAACAGTTTGACGTATGACATAAATATTCTCGGCACTGGCAATTTAAATATTACTTTGGAACCGGGTAAAAGCATTAACGTGCCTAACCAAATACCCATCACTTTCTCAACCGTTAATGAAAAGATATATACTGATAGTGGAAACGACATGATCATTACCGGACGGCAAAATATACAACTCGTCCCTGGTGCCAACCGCTCTGTAGCTGTGCCCGCAGATAAACCGATTATTTTTGGCAATGCTAACCAAAGTGTTTCTGCAAATATTATTAACGATTTAACCTTAGCAGCTGGCAACCATATTCTTTTAACACCTGGTCCCGGGTTGGATGTCCGTATTCCTACTGATAATGCTATCAAACTCGGTGGCAGTGGAAATCAGAAAATTTATGCTGATAGCAGCAACGATCTGCATGTCTTGGCCACTGGTGACATTTATTTATCACCCGCTATTTCCTCCCATGTTAATATACCTACCACGGTTCCTCTTACCTTTGGTGGTTATCAACAATCTATTTCTGCTGATTCTACAGGCAATTTGTCGATTAATGCCGGAGGATTAGTAAGACTTTCTAATACACAACTAGCTGTGATACATACCGCTGATGCTATCAGTGGCAGTACCGGCAGCATTTACACTTTGGGTGGGTTAGGAGTAACTGGAACGGTTTACACGGAAAGCAAAGTAATAGTTGATTCTAATGACACTAACGCTCTGACTATAAGAAAAAATAATAACAGCCAAAATATTTTTTCTGTTGACAATTCTGGAACCGGGCGTGTAACAATTAACGCTGGCAGTGGGACGACTAACTCTCCCGGAATAGATATTTACAATAATTCTTTATTCAATGCTTATGGGTTGCTTCAGTTGCGTTCTGTCTTTGACACCACAGCTGGTTACTCCATTGGACGCGGGACTAACACATTGATAGATGGAAGAGCTTTGACTGTTAATCTTCCATTATATACGGACTACTCAAATACAGGAGAACGGCCGAGATTTATCGTTACTTCAAATAATAGTACAGACATTTTATTCTCCATTGAATCAGAAACTGGTAATATTTATTCCAAAGGTTCAGTTGGTTTAACCAACACACGAGATGCAGAAAACGCATCGACCGCCTCATGTGTTCTTACTGGCGGTTTAGGGGTGGCGAAAAGTATATACACCAATGGAAAATTAATAGTATCAACCAATGGCACTGGAGCCACAATGATTACGGACGAAAATGCGGTTCGTGTATTTACCGTTAATACTATAGATAAGCGTTCACGATTCGATAGCCAGCTACAAATTAGTTCCACCACCGGTGATGTATTTGCTATCAATAATTCTTTTGTTGCCAACGCAGATACGAATACACTCACCAATGATTTGAAAACCTCGATCACAAACACTACCGATGCTTCCGACACTTCAACTGGTAGTTTGATTGTATCTGGTGGATTAGGTGTTAGTAAAAGCTTATACGTAGGTGGACCGGTTACTTTTGCCAGTCAGTTAAATTTATCCAACCAAAAAATTGTTAATGTTCTTAATCCAAATAACCCACAAGACGCCGCCACAAAAGCGTATGTAGATTTAGTGAAACAAGGGTTATATGTCAAAGATGCTGTTAGAGTAGCCAGCGTGGGACCAGCAGACATCAACGCTGATTTTGCTGCTGGAATGGTACTGGATAATCATACTTTAGTTGCGGGCGAGCGCATTTTGATAAAAGATCAGACAGATCCAAACCAAAATGGTATTTATGTCGTCCAAAACACCGGTGCTCCGGTCAGAGCTGTTGATCAAGCAGTTGGTAGCAATGCTTCAGGAATATTTGTTTTTGTACAAGCTGGTAGTATTAATGCGTCTCTTGGTTTCATATGTAACTCAGACCCAGCTGCCGCCATTACAGGAAGCGACAATTTGAACTTTACTCAGTTTACCGGTTTAGGTGCTGTTGTGGCTGGTGCTGGTATTGACAAAGTATTCAACCAAATTAACGTTGTCGTTGATAATAGTAGCCTTGAAATCAGTTCCAATGCTTTACGTATCAAAAGTTCCGGGTTGGGTACAGGTCTGACAGGTGGTAGTGGGAATATTATCCAAACTACAAGTGATCAGTCTCATGTTAATAAATTAGGCACTATTGATTCCGGTACTTGGCAGGCTTCTACGGTGCAAATCTTATACGGTGGTACCGGACGTACGCAATTTACCAGTGGTAGTATTATTATTGGAAACGGCACTAATGGACTGGATAGTAATTCAAAACTACATTTCGACACCACTAATTCCCGGCTCGGTATAGGGACCAACACACCACAACAAGAACTGCACGTACAAAGCAATAATTCAGCAACGATGTTATTAAGTGCGAACTCTGACGGTGTTAATGCAAGTGCCAAACCAGAAATCATTTTAGCTCATACCAGTATTAATCGTGCTGTTATCGGGTATACCAGAAATGCAAACGAATACGCAAGTAATGTGTATCCGGAAGCCTTGGTTATAAGCAATTCGGATACCGGAAGTAACTCCAACATTCAATTAGCTACTCTTCAACAATCACGTGTAACCATTAATCACAATGGAAATGTTGGTATTAACACTTCTAATCCTACTTCCAGACTGCATGTTATTGGTAGCATTACTTCTACTGATATCAATACGATTCAATCTACAACTGATGCCTCTGGATACACCAACGGTGCTTTGGTAATATCTGGTGGTGCCAGTATGGTTAAAAGCTTGTTTGTAGGCGGAAAACTACGTGTGGGAGATTCCTCTCCCAGCACCAATGCCAATACTGGTGCTATGATTGTGGATGGTGGGTTGACAGTGAAAAGCAACCAAAACGCCAGTAATTTTGGTAACGGTGGTGGGTTGACGGTTGTAGGTGGTGCCAGTGTAGGCCAAGATCTTTACGTAGGAGGCCAAATCAACGGTAGTGGCAACAGTTCCAGCACCTTTGCCTACCTTACTCTGACGGCCACAGATGAAGCCGTTAACCAAACAACAGGTTCACTTGTTACCTTTGGTGGTATTACAATTCAATGTACTACCAATGCTAGTAGTGTTAGTAATGGGGGCTCTTTACTGACTCCTGGTGGTGCAAGTTTAGGAGGTGATCTGTATGTTGGGGGCAACGAATACAATTACGGTCAGAAATCGTTTTTTGGCCCATATGATAATTTAATTGTATTAGCTGACAATACAAGCAACACTCCTCGTTTTTCGATTGATCGTGAAGTCAGTAGTAACGATTTCTCCTTGTCTAGGTATTCTACATCTGGGGGTTTTATCGAATATACTACTTACACCGAATACAACACCGGCAAAACAACCATGTACAATACTACTCCTTCTAACGGGAGTACTTCTGCTTGTCTAGTATTGATGGGTGGGGTAAGTGTCAATGCCACCCAAACAGCAACTAGCTTTAGCTGTGGCGGTGGAATAACTAACTTGGGTGGTCAAAGCATCGGCAAAAATCTATTGGTGGGTGGGGATACCAAATTGTTTTCTACCACCAATAGCTTGTCCAGCACTACTGGTAGTTTGGTATTAAACGGTGGTCTGGGTGTAGCAAAAAATGTCAATATCGATGGGACACTTTCAGTGCAGGCCGATTTTACTTTACAAGAACGCTTTGGATTCAAAGGCAATGGTTTACTTGACACCATTAACAATACCGCAATTTCTGATACCTGGAGTTACTTTGGCATCATCAATGATCAAACCACGGCGTATACTGATATTGAATTTTCTAATGGCGTAGGAAGTAATGGTTCCAATAGTTCGATACATGTTTTGCGCTTTATTGCCAGTATCAACGGTACTGATGCAAACTTTAATCATCAACATACAGGAACTTTCATTTTTAGTAGTACCAACAAAACGGAGTGTCGTGTGTATAAGAACGGTAGCATTTTCCATTTGTTTGTAAAAAGTCCAGCTCAGAGCACAACTAATGTTCGGGTAAATGGCAAGACTGGAGCTATATTTGTTATAGTAAACGAAGGAAACGGGGCGAGTCCTAACGGCAATGTCAGCGGTTATACTGGTGCGTGGACACTGATATATTCTACAAACAAAGAATCAAACTTGGCATACACCGTCGGCAGTTTGACTGTAGATGGTACAAATTTGAAAATAGCTGACAACATTCCTATAATCGGTTATAATAACACAAACACAAATAACTCACGTGATTTGGGATTTTTGTTCCAAAGATATCAGGTATCCAATGACGCTGGCACTGGGGATATCGTCAATGATGTCAGTGTGTTCTTAGATTCCCTTCCTAATCAATCTACAGCAACAATTACTCAAGTCCGTTTCAGTAACCTGGCCAGTTCTGCTGATGAGTACTATACGGGATGGTGGATCAAAATCGGAACCGGGGCAAACATCAACCAAGTTCGAAAAATTATAAAATACACTGGAGGTACAAGAGTAGCGGAACTAGATTCAGCTTGGACAACTCAAAATCCAGCTTCTGGCGACACGGTTTATTTCTACAGTTATGGTTACGCCTCTTTACACTTTACTGAATCCAATAAACGTTACAAGTTGGGTTTCAGTCACAAATACCCCAACAGTAGCACGTTGTTTTCTCAAGGTGATGGAGATTTACAAGTCAAAGGTCTTTTCATTTCCGATACTACTGCTGCTGTCAATGCTACTACCGGAGGTGTTTATTCGTTGGGAGGCATTGCCATTAACAACAGTAATAACAGCACTTCTTGCACAAACGGAGGAACATTTACAACATTAGGTGGGGCAAGTATCCGCAAACGATTGATGGTCGGTGATCAAATCAGTTTGGGTAGTGACACTTTTATCCCAGAAACATCTTTGCATGTTAGTCAAACTAGAGCTACAGTGCGTTTAACTAATGACACCGATGAATATTCTTATATTGATTTTCAGGAACGTAATGGTAGTTTGCGGTACGGGCTTTTAAACGACACTTTGACCAATTTGTTTTCCATTACCGTGAGTCAAACTGATCAATCACCAGATGCGGCACGTAAAATATTGACATTTACCTCACAAGGTAACTTGGGTATAAATACCACCTCCGGTATCAATGGAGTCTTGACAATAGCTCAGAATAACTTTATGGCTACCGATGGAAATGATGGTTATCTTGGTATTATTGCAGGTTCTAGCAACACGGCTAACACTAGTTCCGGTTCACATATGATGTTGTATGGTAATGCTAGTGCGACTAACCCAGGTAACCTTCACTTCCACACAGGAACAGGAGGGTCGTTGCATGTGTTCACTGACAACAACAAATCACGGCTTTCAGTTGAATCAAATGGAACAGTCAATATTTTTACTACAGCGGCGTCCAAAGGCAAAACCAGTGGATCGCTGATCGTATCTGGTGGTGTTGCAGTAGCAAGCACTGAGAACTCAGAAAGTTTCAATAACGGCGGCGCTTTGACTGTTGCTGGCGGGGTAGCCATCCAAAAAGATATCTGGATAGGTGGTAATTTGTACATCAATGGCAACTTGAATGCCACTGGTTCGGCGTTAACTCCCGATATTACTTTCGTTAACACACAAGGGTGTACTGTAACAAACTATGGTAACACACAATTGTTGACCGTGTCTAATCAAGGTATACTTAGCTTTTTTGTAGAAGTGACTCCGAACGCGAGTAGTCAAGAATGTAGTTTTGAATTCCAAGTACCTGAACGCACCAACCAATTCTACAACCGCGGTGACTTTGTGGGTGTGTGTACGGGATATACTGATGACACCAATCCTATTGCTTTGTTCAATTTATTGTGTATTGCCGCTAAGAACACATCACGTGGTCTTATCAAATTCCAAAGTGTATCCGCAAGCATTCATTACTTTACTGTAATTTGTCGGTACACGTTGGCGTAATTTAATTTAAAAATTATTTTTAATTTTTATTTATAATTATAGTTAATTAATACCACAACAAGCAAAATGCAGATTTTCGTACGTAATTGCTTGTTTATTTACAATTAATGTTTTTGTTTTTAATTTTTGATTACCTTTACCTTCCAGTCGAACCAAAACCACCTTCGCCTCTGGAAGTGTCGCGCAATGAATCTACAAGTGTGAAGTGAACAGAGGACAAGTCTGCGTTCACCAATTGTACATAACGTTCTCCTCTTTTTAATCTTACAAATTGTTCAGAAGTATTGTAAAAAGGTGCTTTTAACCTACCGGTGTAACCTTTGTCAATCAATCCAATGCTGTTCTGCATAATCAAGGGTGTCTTGGAAATGCTGGAACGAGGAACAAGCCAATAAGAATGATAACGATAAAAGTTTCCCTTGAGCCAATGACCAATACACCAATCAAACGAACGTGATTGGCATTGTACACCAAGGTCAACTAAAACAGTGCTGTGTGGTGCTACCGTTGCGTCTTCGGTAATAAATAGGTCTAATCCAGCATCTCCATCATGAAATGTGGAGTGATTTAGGTACATTTGTTTTGTATCTGGATTATCGATTAACAACTGGAATGTTTTTGAGTGATTGTAGTACATTTTTTGTGAATATTTAATTCATGTGAGAATTTCAATTTTTAAGTAAATTTCGGTGTTTATTATCTGGGATTTTTTTATCTAATAATATTAATACAATACCAAAGCCAATGTCAGCTTTATTCCTTTTCAATGGTTTCGCTGGCATCACGTTAGCACTTGTAGCACATTACTTTTCCTTTTTTTCAAACACAACCTCACACCATGATGTACAAATCGAATATCTTCGTAACAAAGTGTGTCAGTTAGAAAAACAATTACACAACCTGCAACAAAATTTGGAAGACATGGAAGAAAGGATCAGTAAAAAAGACACCGATTTAATCGAAAGTAGCCAACAGCTCCATTCCAAGTTAGAGGAATTTATCAACTGTAATTACGAGGTCCTCGAATAAACACTTTGTCTTACCAATGACAAATGACTTATATCATTTGTAACTTTTCAATTTTCATAAAAAGGAGATCCTGTTAACTTTGATTAAGATTATTCTTTACTCGATCTTTAATTATCATTTCAATTGTCACTGACTGACAATTGAAAGTGACAACAGCTACAAGCCCTTACTTTTGCTGCAGTGATACCGATTGGCTAATTATTAGCCAATGTCATACTATTTCTTAATATGGATAATTATTCTTTTCGTAGTATTTGATGTGTTCATGTTTCCATCTTCCCAACAATATTTCGTTGTCTCTCTTAAACCATGATATTATTTTTTCCTGAAATTTCTTGAATCTTATGAATAGAGTCATTGGTGACTTAATCTAAAAACTGTTTTATTCAATTTTTGTTAAGTAGAAATCCGAGTCAAGGTAATTTTAATTGTGGCTGTTGGATTGGAATCGTCCTCATAGAATGTAAACATTTTGTTTTAGTGTACTGAGTGTAACTGGAAGCCAGTATCCAATTCAAATTATTATAGGAATTTATTTTGATAGCTATTAATAAGTACTCCATAATCAATATGGATTCAAGATTAGTTGACCTATTTATCAAAGGCAATGGTTCTTTTGAACGTTTACTACAATTTGAAGTTCTCGTTATTGTGGTGCTCACCAGCGTCACCTTGACCTATCTATTTTCCACCACTTATGCTTTTGTCATCATTTTAGTAGCATTTATCTTGTACATTGCTAACCTGTATATAACGGTTAAAACCAATACCGTTTCAGATTTTAATAAAACTACAATGGTAAAATTAAATATGTTACAGTCGATTGTCAACAAACAAGTAAGTCAACATGTAAACCTTGTTAGCAATTCTCGTATACGATTCAATACTGCTCAACTACAAAAAATTCAAGAACAGGCTAAACTTGATTGTTTGTATTACGATGCTAATTTGATCCATTTTATTTATTCGATCAAAAGCTTATCTGATTACAATCTCCCTCTATTCGCACAGTTTCTACGCGGTGTTAATAACATCATGAAGTTACATAAACAAATCGATGACTACAATGATGCTAATGGTGAATATCCAGAAAATACACCACAGATGCTTCAGGTAGCTATGCAGTTACGTATCAACACCATCAATAATCTACACAATTTTATATACAGCGTACCCAAAGTCCATCACATGACACAGTACATCAACAATGTTGTGGATCGCTATAATTTATTGATATCACGTAACGTTGATGCTATGTATCAAGCTCACAACAATGATGTTTTAAAGCGCGGTATCAATACGACTACTCAATTTGTTTCTTATAATACTACCAAGCCATACGAGAATGTAAACAATCCATCTATCAAACCAGGGAGCCAACCGCACAAATTATACCAGTTTTATTACTAATCTTAATGTAACTACCCCAGCCATTGCGTGAAATTTCAGGTAAACATTACAAATCGAAACTGCTATTAGCGTTTGGGTATTCATGAGAACGCAATCTTGTGCTTTCGTAATATCGTATTCCTTGCTCAAGTGATTCTTTCTTGATGTAAGTTGTAATAACATTGTCAATGATACATAGTCGTTCGCCTTGTTTAAAAAACATTTGCTTTAAGGAAACATGCAAGGTTATGAAATCCCAGTCCATGAAGGCAGTGAACTTGAGTTTGACATCGTATTCTTCCATGAATGATGTTCTAGTATATATCGGAATGGAATGTCGTTTTTTAAGAATAAAAGAGTTAGCATAGTCAATCACAAAAAACCTAGGAGCTGTATGAAACTTGGTGGGATGAACAAAAATGTTGTCAACATGTAAGTTCCCGTGTAGGAAACAGTGCTTTCGAAAAGAGTTGACAAAACTGTACAATTCATGCAGAAATACGGTAAAGTTGATACGTGGTTGTTGTTTTAAAAATGTTCGCACAGAAACCAGTTTTTTGGTAGAATATGTTAAAAGTTTACCTACAGTAGATACATATGGAAAAATATTGGCTTCCAACATATCTAAATAAACTGCCACTTCCCAATTAAATACATCTTCTGATGTACACAGTTTAAAAATATTACCATCTTCATCCTTCCCACAAATACCCAATTTGCCACACTTACTATTTAACAAGTGACACTCTTGATCTGTGCACCGTCGGAAAATATTCTCACTATGAGGTCTTTTGCGAAAAATCATGTTCATTGATTATACTTATTCATGTTTGTAAATTACCTTTAAATTTGTTAATTGGTCAAGGCGCGCCATTTAAACTGCAGACTGGTAAATTCTGTAAAATTGGGTGTTGTGTACTGAATTTGACCACTGTTGTTAATGGTAAACTCGATGCCAGTGTCATTGCCTACGTAACTCTTGACGAGCTCCCAACTACCATTTTTGTTTACTCCACGTATATGGAAATTAGTAAACATAGAAGTTGTTGCTTGCAAGCGGGCGGCTAAATACACATCAAATCCCCAAACTGAACTATTAAACACTAGCCCAGTGATATTCGCAGCAACATTTTGATTATTGGCTGCACTAAACGTGGAAGTAGCAAAAATGTCTTGTGAATTCGGTGTCATATTCACACCGTTTACGTACAACGTATTACCTACTATCAAGGTTTTGCCAATAGCTGCACCACCTAAGGTAGTGAATGTTCCTCCATTGGTCACACTAGATGCGTCTTGTGTATGATTAACGGAAACTCCCCCATTCACCAATAAACAACCGCTTGTGATATTGCTGCTAGGTTGGGTAGAGACAATCGAATTACTAAAGCAAACAATCGGAAGGTTATCTGTAAAGGTGACACTCGTTGCTCCCGGGTCGCCAACAGTGGCCCCGAATTCAAATTTGTCACTGAGTTCATTGTACACTAAACCCACGTACCCTTTATTGTATAGGTACACAGTGTCCCCATTACTAGGATTTTGTGTAGTCCACGCTGATGAGACTGACGCAGTCCTTGTACTACCAACGTAATTAGTAATTTTACGCACTTGGTTGTTACTAAAACCTGAAGCAATTTTGATCCACCATCCGGTGTAGTAATTATCCAAGGAACTGGCAACAGCACTTAATTTTACTTGGATGTTGGTAATAGATCCTTGTAAAGGCAGAGTGTCCGTAATATACAACTTGTCATTTACAACGTCTCCAGAACCAACATCGTTGTCTTGTTGATATCGTTGAATCAAAAAACCAGAATCCTTGGAACCTGCCGGACCAGAATTTAAAACCAATATATTGTCACCTATGACTGTATTGTTTGACACTACAGATGTCGTTGTTCCACGAACGGTCAAGTCACCATTTAGAATCGTATTGCCCAAGACATTCAAGTTGCCACTGATGCCCACACCACCATCCACTTTTAATGAACCTGAACTGACATCATTACTGGCTGTAGTAGAATAAATACGTGTGTCTCCACCAATTAACATGTTCTTACCCACTCCTACTCCACCGGCCACGGTCAAACCACCACCGTTCTCAGGATTCAAAGCTACTTGTGTTGCTGCAATCCCCAAACCGCCTATAACCGACAATGCAGCGACATTGCTGGCGGTACTTGGAGTGGTATTAGCCAAGTTAATTGTGCCTCCTACATTGCTAACTTCCCAACTTTTTTCCACAAAATTACCCAAAGAATCGTATCTGGAAAAAGACAATGCTTTAGAACTTTGGTTTAAATCAATGCTGAAACGCTTGATGTTAAGTGAATCATAAAAATTTATAACGTCATCCGTAGCCGATTGGTAATTACTAGACAAACTAAAATAAGTTCTACCACCTATGTACAGGTCATTGGCAAAACTACCACCCCCGTTTACCAACAAACTACCACCATTGGTCAAGCTTGTTGCATTTGTAGTACACTGAATAGTAATACCACCGAATGTGACTAAACTACCGGTAGTTAAATTCAACGCTTCATCAGTTGCCGTCAAGGTCAAGTAGGCAAAAGTGCTAGAACTACTACCACTACCATTTATTTGACCACCAACATAAAGGTCTTGTCCCACACTGGCTCCACCGGCTACCGTCAATGCACCACCGTTTCCAATGTTTGCCGCATTTTGCGCTTGTGAAATTGTCAAACCACCCGCAACATTAACCGCTCCCACCGAATAAGAAGTACTTGGTGTTGAATCTTTGAAATACATCACGCCGCCAATGTATACATTTTTTCTGAAACTGGCCCCACCGGCACATGTCAATCCACCACCACGTGTCAAACTAGTGGCATTTGTGGTTTCATCAATACTTAACCCACCATTTTTGAGAACTAGTGTCCCTACTGAAGATGCTACACTCTCTAAGGTATTGCTAAAAGTAACAATGTCATTACAACCTAACGTTCCGTTGACATCAAGCCGGTTGTTCGGACTGGTAGTCGCAATTCCTACATTCGATTGTGGTGCCACCGTCATACTAGCCACCGTTCCTTGATAAAATTGGTAACCACTTTGGAGTGAGGGGACCTGAAACCAAGTGAATCCCTGTTCGATACCAATAGCGTAATCTCCTTTGGTGACACCCGTTTCCGGATACAATACTATTTTGCTTCCACTACCACGACCATTCAAACTAGGTGAATCGATACCCATGGCCGTAAATAACAACTTATTTCCTGAAATCACAGCGTCACCGGAAATGTTCAGTGCCCCTGATGTCAAACTATAGGTATTACTAGTTCCTGAGACACCGGTTCCTGAGGCTACTGAAACACTACCACTTGTTATACCCGTCGTGAAACGACCTGTACCAGTAACATCCAATGTAAAAATAGGTGAAATGTTTCCAATACCTACGTTGCCTCCAGTGGTGAAAATACTACCTACCGTATTTGAGTTATGAGTAGCTAACAAGGTTCCATTGGTAATTCTTAAATTGCCGTTTATGTCTAAGCGATGCTGTGGACTGGTTGTTGCGATACCAACATTTCCTGTCGTATCTGCAAACAAGAAAGTGTGTCCGGTGCTGTTGCAAATGTGTAACGCACGATTTTTGGTATTAATTTCATTGATTACACCCGTAGAATTTATAACCATCAAATCAGAAGCTCCTATATTACCGAATTCGATCTGAGGTCCATTGATGTAAATTGAATATACACTATTAGCACTATCTATTCTTAACTTTCCTATAACGTGTGCTCTTTCTGCTGGATTTGTCAATCCGATACCCAAATTGCCACCGGTCGTATACACATTGCCTATTGTATTGCTATTGGCAACTAAAGCAGCGGAATCGACACTTCTAAAAGTACCATCAACATCCAATTTGTACTGAGGAGTACTGGTATTGATCCCAACATTACCTGTACCTTCAAATCGAACAAGTTCCGTTCCATTGCCATTTTTACCCGCGGCATAAAAAACGTGTTTGCTTGATGCATCAACAACGTGATAATTCAACTGACTGTTAGTAACTCCTAAACCGCTGTGGTTTGAAGAATCCCCGTTATCCCACAAAGTAAGCTTGGCTTCGTTAGTTGCCGGAGTAATAGATAACCGCGTTTTGGGGTCAATGATACCAATACCTACGTTTCCGCCGGTTGTTACTAATGTGCCGATGGTATTTGAATTGACTGAACTGATACCTTCTCCCACAAATAATCGCTTATTAATACTAACTCCACCGTTGCTGGTCAAACTCCCTCCTTGGCTGATACTATTGGCGTTTTCAGTACCACTAATGCTTATACCCCCGTTGATCACCAGACCACCATCACTGGAATTACTACTAGGAGTAGTGACATTAATACGGATATATGTATCGCATACTTCTAAACGTTTGTTGACACCGTCGGGCGCAATGTGTACCTTGGAATTGGATACGTCGTCAACAAATAAACGATCTTGTGTTAACCCCTTAACTCGCAACTGACCTGTAACACTATCCAATACAACATCTTTACCTACTTGCAACGACTTTACCACACCCACACCCCCTCCTACGGTTAAACTTCCTCCGGCTGTACAACTGGTAGATTCATAAGATGAACTGATGCCGATCCCACCATCTACTAACAGAGCTCCATTTATGATACTACTACTGGGATGAGTTGCTACTAAGCGCACATTACCATTTTGAATCACTAAGGGTGATTGTAGCGGTTCCACCGTAATTTTTTTTAGACGAATATCTGCCATTAAACTTATCTAAGATAATTTATTTTTAATTCGGACACAAATGGCTGGTAGTAACGTTTAATTCGGAAACTACCCAAAAATAAAATACTATACACAATTAAGACACCTGCCCACTTTCATTCATGTCACTTTTACAACGACCCGTCTTAGTTTTTAGCGAGTACTGTCAACATAGCATCAACTTTATTAATGTCTTACGTAAACACCCTAACTTATTTAATCAGTTTGCTTTGCTAAATATTGATATTAATCCACAAACCAGACAACGTCCCCGCGAATTCTATGCTGTCCAAGAACAATTAAACTACCAAATCTCTGAAGTACCTACCATTGTTATCAATAAGGGAGAATACGTCTTGACCGGTGAACATGCTTTTAAATGGTTAGAGTATGAAATAAATAAACTCCAAAAAACAGAACTATCTGCTTTTAACCAAAACGAAATGGGTTCTTTTTCTGATTCGTACGCCAAATTCGGTTCGACTGGTCTCAATGATGCCACCGAACAAACATTCAAGTTTATTCATCAACAAGAGGAAAAAATATATACTCCACAAGAGGACTCGGTGTTAACATCAGATGAATACAATCAAAAACAGAAAGAAAGAGATTCCTTTTCTAAAAATATAAATTCTCAGCCTACTTATGGTAAAATGCCAAGTGACACATTTGCAAGCGCTAATAATAGCTTCAACAATCAACCAGTTTCAACCAACATCCATCAACAACGCATACCACAAAATCTTTCTTCCAAGCAGAAAGACATCGAATCTCGATTACAACAACTAATGATGCAACGCGAAGAATTTATGCCAGCGGTTCCTAAAGGTCAAATGGTAGATTTTAAAACAGGTCGTATGAATTGAATCAAAATAACAATAAATCAAACAAATTTTATTTATTGTTTATGAGTAGAGACAGCATGCAACTTGACTGGTTATGGCCTGCATTAATGGTTGTGTTACTAACACTTTTATCTGTACATTACATCGATCCATTCAACGCTGTTCCGTACAATGTTTTTAAAATCCCTCCAAATCAACAAGACACCTTATTTCAAGCAGAAACTAAACGCTTAGATGAGTTGTTAGCTAGCATCAACCGTGACGTACTGCCTGATTACCGCAACACCTTTACCAAGCACCCTAGCTATTTTCGTTTTAAACATGGCGAAATGTTTCTAAAGTTTTTATTAAATTTAATCAACCCAGTTTTGAAAAGGGACGCTTATTACGCAAAATCAAAGTTTGTTTTTATACGTGACATTTACAACTTGTATTGGAATGACAACAAAAACTCCACCCGTCACTTTATTTTTAATGTGGATTTAAACGATCCCGTCAAAGCATTCACCCGAAAGTTGAAAGTTTATCTCACAGTTAGTAATATTAACAAGTATCTTGGAGATAATGGAGAATTCTCTGATGAAAGTATTGCTTCGGAAGACATCACATTACAATACATAGGAACCGACAATCCCTTGACTTTTTTTACGGTGGCACCAAAATCTAGTGAAATTCTCGATGAAAAAAACTTGGATAATTACTATCGCATAAGAAATACATTGTTCTTGTTGGATCCATTTGTCACTACTGGGAAAGAAATGCGTATCACTGACTCCATGAAAGTTAAGTTTGACCAGACACTGAAACAAAAAGAACAAGAACAAAAAGAGTTAGAGAAAAAGGGCTTTTGTTTCAATTCAACCACACTTACAGCTACTAATCAAAGCGAATGTGTTGATTCCGGTGGGGTGTGGGATTATCCACCCGCCGACAATATGGAATGTCCTTTTTACATGGCTAATCAAAACTATAGTAATAACTTTGGTGGTATCCGAGAAGAAAAATGCGAGCTACCACGAAACATGCAAATTATAGGTTATCGTAATTATTCTCTTAATCCTGAATATTTACCTTTATGTTACAACTGTCGTAATAAACGTACTGATCAGGGAAGTTTAGGATATTGTTGTGAAGAACAAAGCAATAAAGCATTATATCCTCAATTAACCACTCCAGATTATGCTTTTGTAGGTGATTCTCAAGCAAGAAGCCGTTATGCTGATGTATTTGCAGTCCGCGGACTCAGTGTTGATTAAATAACAATTGGTCTTTGTTTTTATTAATTTTTTGCTAGTCTTTTCTTTAAATATTTTTTTATTGGATAAGTATATAATAATGAAACACTCACGACATCGCCATTCTCATAAACGTTCAGGTCAGAAAGGTTCAGGTCACAAACGTTCAGGTCACAAACATTCAGGTCACAAACATTCAGGTCACAAACATTCAGGTCTCAAACGTTCAGGTCACAAACGTTCAGGTCACAAACGTTCAGGGCACAAACATTCAGGCCACAAACGTTCAGGGCACAAACATTCAGGCCACAAACGTCATTCCAGCCACAAACGTCGTTCTAGCCCTCGCCGCCGTGTTCAATCGCATTACCGCATGCGAGGTATGGGAACCTTGTTGTCTATGTATGGTCAAGCTGGAGGTGCTACAGAACAAGAAGCACGTGAATTGGAAATCGAACTTGCTAAACTGAACAAGGAATTGTCACTAGAAAAAAGTGATGTTCGCCGAGAACAACTGCAAGCCTTAAAAGCCAAATTAACCGAGAAATACAATCAAGTCAAAGAAAAAATGAAGCAACTCTTACGTGGTGCTGCTGAAACAGCATCTAAAGCTGCAGCTGTTTTGAGTGAAGGTGCAACAACGGCTGCTTCTGCCCTTAGTGATGGATTTAAATCACTCGGCTCACGAATGAGTTCTGGTATCAAGTCGTTTAGCGACAAAATGAAACAAAAATATCAAGACTACAAAGAACGAAAAGCCGAATCTAATTTGATCAGCGCCAAAGCCGAACTTGAACGAAAACGTGCCGAACTTTCAAGACTTCAAAGGAGAAAATCACCAGCTCCCAGTTTCGCTTCATCTGTTACTTCAAAATCTGAATCTGCCTAAAATTCTCAATCGTCTCCACCATATGTCTCATCGCGGTCATAATTTTAAACAGTTATTATAGATGTAATTTACTTTGCGTTTTGATACATTTACAAATTATATTTGTAAAAGTGCCTAAGTATTTGTAAAAGTACCGTTCCCAAAAACTCACAGCGAATAACTCGCTTGAAACTCCTATAAAGTTAACTGAAGTTAAACAACCCTAAACTGAAGTTTCTTCAGTGTTCAGTGAGAATAGCTACATTTTTAAAACTTCTTAGTAACAAATACTGTTAGTATTTATTAAGGTTAAATGGGTACCTAACCACCAAGTAACAATTTCAAGGCGCAGAAAACTTAACACTCATTCTCCAGATATTTTGTCATCACGCGTGAAAAGATTCCACGGTATTCTGGTAGCTCATATCGGTAGTGGACGTGTTTGTGCGGCTGTTTGTTAATGATACCGAACTTGGAAACCGAATAAGCCGTTGGACAAACCATTTGTATGACAGCCACGCCGTTATTATCACTTTTTACTATACCACTATTCGAATAGTCACCATAAGCATCCATTGGATTAGGAACAACATTTTTTCCCGACTTGGCAGCCCAGAAAATAACGTTTGTATTTGCGGGCAATCCAGTGAGTTTAATAGATTTCAATTCCCCTTCTGGTTTGCCTTCACCCACTGGTATAACACATTTGCCTAAAAACGGCAGGTAGTAGTCACGATTGAATGCAAAATACAAAGCAGCTCCTCCGATTGCTAATGTTATCACCTGAATCAATATAGGATAATGTAGATAATTTAACAAATTTTTCTGGAAAAGATAAACTGTCATGTAGTTAATGCCGCCTATAACTAACAGTAAACGAGCAATCATTTGAAGATACATTGTAGTCATTGTTTTCGGTATTATTTTATACTTGTTGTCAATAAAATTTTTTATTGCCAATTTATTAGAAAATAAGACTTTTGTATCGATAGTAAAATGATTACCGAAATTACTGTCACGGATACGATACAAAACCGTTTGGATTGGTCAAAATACACCTTGACTATAGACATAGTATTGTTAGCTGCAGTTGGTGGTGCTTATATGTACTTACCTTGGGATACAATTACCCTTTTATTAAAGGTGTACATCGTGTTTTTATTTGTCCGGTATCTGGTTTCTGAATTAACTCTATTCCGAAAGGCATCAGAAAATAAAAAACATTTCCAAATCAGTGGACATTTTGGTCTATTCTTGTTGATTGTTTTGTTTTTACGTTCAGTTCTTCAACTTAATAACTATGCTTACAATTTGTTGATAGTATCGTTCGGCCTACTGAATGTTGCAACACACGCTCATACAACAATGGATATTTTATTCACTTATCTGGTTGTAAACTGGTTATATTCTTCTTTGTGTTTTATCGTAAGTTTCAAAGCTGGCACTCCAATGTAAATTTCAATTTTTACAGACATTACCCAAATTTAATTTCCATGTTATTTACAGAGGTGCGTTCAAAATGGAACAGCAAAGTATGTTAGACACAATTGATGCTGATATAAGTTTGGTTTTAGATAACTTACCAGTTGGTATTATTCGTCTGGATTTTGTGAAAAGGTGTGTTTATGCCAATAAATTTATGTTAGATGCTTTGGATATTGATTCTTGTCGGGATATTCATTTTCCCTATATGCAAAACGTTCACCCAGATGACCTCGATTCAGAAAAACAAGCGTGTCATAAGTTTTTACAAGAACACATTGAAACAGAAACTACTTTTCGATTGTTGAACAAATGTCAAGGTGAATATCGTTGGATGAAAAACAAACGGATATTGCTCAAAAATACCAACAAAACAAATAATACTACTGAGGTGTCTTATATGTATACTTTACAAGACGTACATGAAAATAAGACCATGGAAATACAACTGCGCCAAGAAAGCAAGAAAACAGAACAAGCGTTTAATCACAAATCCATCTTTTTAGCTAACATGAGTCACGAAATCCGCACGCCCTTGAATGGAATTATTGGAATGTTAACTTTATTAGAAGAAACTTGTTTGTCTAGCGACCAACAGGACTATATTAACATGGTTAAGGAATGTAGTTTTAATTTAATGACTATCATCAATGACATCCTTGATTACTCCAAATTAGAAGTGGGTAAAATTGTTTTAGACACAAAACCTATGAACTTGCAGGAATGTATCGAATCAACAAATGATATTATCTTGTCCAAAGTATACGAGAAAACTCTAGAATACACGTACAATATCAATACAGATGTCCCTACTCATATCATTGCCGATTCCAACAGAATTAAACAGATTTTGCTCAACTTATTGAGTAATGGTATCAAGTTTACTGATAAAGGAAATATTTTCTTGAATGTTGAAATGATTAAACCAGAAGATTACAGCTTACTTTATAAATTACACGGGACAAAACCAGAAACAACAATTAAATCTAATTTCGTTGCCATTCGTTTTGATATCACAGACACTGGTTGTGGGATTAACAGTGTCGATCAAAGCAAATTGTTCAAGTCTTTTAGTCAAGTTGACAACCACATCACTGCAAAAGTGTATCAAGGAACCGGTTTAGGATTAGCTATCAGTAAGGAATTAGTCGAATTAATGGATGGATGTATTTGGTTGGATTGGAGCGAACTATGTAAAGGTTCGCGTTTTTCGTTTGTTATTCAATCTGAAATACATATGTTAACCGAAACACCCATCTGCAATGATGAGTATGATAGTATCCTTAAAAATGCTAATGTTTTGATTGTCGATGACAATCTATACAACCGTCTAAGTTTAATCGGAATCGTTACCAAATGGGGAATGAAGCCTCACTCATTCAGTAATAGCGAAGAGGCTTTGTATTTTACTCGCATTACCCAGTTTGATATTGGTCTAATCGACATTTGTATGCCTAAATACGATGGTCATACCTTTGCCACCAAACTACGAGAGCAATTTGAATTTAACAATAAAACTATGCCTTTGATCGCGCTCAGTAGCTTGGGTGACAAAAAACCAGCTTCTAAATTGTTCGTAGCACATCTCATCAAACCCATCAAAGAAGCTAAACTCAAACAACTATGTGTAGATTCATTGCGTTATAGAATATGTAGTAGTAGTAGTAGTAGTAGTAGTAGGATCACTGATGTAAGTGACATATCAGCAAAACAATCTCTTCAATGTTACATTGAGAATAACGAATTGGTGACCTTGAAAGACAACGTGCGTATTTTGTTAGCTGAAGACGTTTACATCAACCAACGTGTAGTGGTTAGTTTCTTAAACAAACTAGGGTTTAATAACATCCAACTCGTCGAAAACGGACAACAATGCTTGGATTATGTATTTGCTAACAAATACGATATAATATTACTTGACATTCGCATGCCCTTGTTAAATGGAGAAGTGGTTTTGAAAAGAATTCAAGAACACTTTTCTGACATACCTGAACAAAAAATTCCATATGTAGTGGCTGTTACAGCTTATTGCTTACGCGAGGACAAAACAAAATATCTGAACATGGGATTTGATGACTATATACCAAAACCAGTTTCCTTAAAAGACTTGAGTCGTTGTATGAATAACTTTATTGAAGGACTACTACACAACTAACTACGCCTAGGTTGAACTCGTATATTTTAAGTATTTCGAATCAAATGTTTTTGTCTTTAGACTTGTAAAATACACTAAGTCCTGCATGAATTCTGATAGCAAATTTTACATAATGCACCTGCCTTCAATGAAAATCCTAGGAGCTAGGCCTCAACGTAGTACTAAACTTAAGAACTACTCTTTTTGTTTAATGTCATGTGTCTTAACATTACATTTGTGGTCTTGTATGGATTTTTGTAGTACATTGTACAATTGCTTTTCATCAATTGTTTGATTAAAATCATTCACGATTACCAGATCAAAATCATCATCGCAGTACAAGTCTAAATCACATTCCGAAGCATGAGCCTTGATGCGTTGGTAATCTCCAACATCCCCTCCTGTTTCATTTTGTAATCTTTGTTCGTTTCTACCTGGAGCTACTATTTTTATTAACACCCCACCTTGTGATTTGACATAGTCAGCTTCATTACTAAATCGAACATCACTTGTTATTAACGCTTCTATTCCTCTAGAAGTAAGCACTTGTCTCCACGCATCAAAGTAATTTATCCAAATGTCCTTACCAACGACGTCACGTCCGTTTTCCGTACCTTCCTGCTGTAATAACGTACGCGTTGCTTTGGTTTTGTTGACATAGACATCTTCAAACGCAATATCGCGTTTAGCCATGACATTAACTTTGATTTGATCGGCAAAGGACCACTGCATACAATACACTGAGTTGTTTTGCAAAAAAGGAATGATGTATTTGCCCGCAATATAGTCTTTTCCAGACCCCATTTTCCCGCACAATCCAATTATGAGAGCCATTACTCACTATCACTACTACTAATGCGTCTTTTTTAAGTACTTTTCAATTTCTTGCGACTACTGAGTCTTGTAAGATTTCTTTGAGTATTAATAACTCCAGTTGTCTTTTGTAAAGAAAATTCGTGCGATCCATTGCACTTACTGTTTCTAGTTTTTTTAGCCCTTTGATAATGTGATCAATCAATATTTCCGAACTAATGAAGGTGCGGGATAATCGTTCGTATTTTTCACTGAGTAGTGTGTATTTATACGCAGGTACAGTATTGGCTATCAATTGTTCATACTTTCGTTTCATGTCATTCATGCTTTCAACAATAGTGTTTTCACTATAATCGTGTTGTAATTGCTCATACTTTTCCGTTAGTTCATTGTATTTTGTTAACAGTGTTTGATATTTGTCAGTATTATTGTCCATTATACAAAGCCATTAGAAAACTTTATTCCCATTCTAACTTGTCGTTTCTGTAATTACGCGATTCATACAATTTTACAAACATTTTTCTTAAGGCGGAGTAATGTGGCTTTTCATCAAAGTCCATGTTGCGCACATACTTTAAGAAGACACAGAATTCTTTCGGCATGTTTTTACACAACTCCTCCTCGGTTACACTCTGCTTTTGTTCTCCAATTAAACGGTTCTTTTCGTTCCTATCTTTGGTTTTTATGTTCTGCCATGGCAATTTTCCTTTGTACAAGTACACTAAAATGTATCCCACACATTCTAAATCATCTTTGCGACCTTGTTCTTGACATTGGTGTGCAGCAATCGATGCATATCTAGCCGTACCACAAAACCTTTTGTGTTCTACTGGTTTGATGTGTTCCCTGTTTCTTTTTAAGTATTTCTTCGCCAACCCAAAATCTATACAATACAGTTTCTTGGTATCAGCGTTTCCTATAGCGAAATTGTCGGGTTTCAAATCACGGTGAATATAACCACAACTGTGAATGTATTTGATCACATCAATCATCTTTACGGCCAAACTAATAACTGTCTTTAATCCAAAGCGCTTGTGTTTAGCTAGCAACGCCTCTAAACTGGAACCTAACAAATCCATAACTATAATTTTCTTGTCACGACAAGTTGTTACCTTTAGATTTGCCACTCCAAAGTCCGGATTCGCTATTTGCTTATAGATTCTAGCTTCATCTAACACCGAACGTTGCCCATCTTTATCACCTGTCTTTACCGGGATTTTCAATGCTACTAATTCATCCGTTTTTTTGTTGCGCGCCTCAAACACATCTCCAAACGAACCCGAACTAATATACTTGGTAATCGTATACTTGTTAATGTCCGTGCCTATCAACGCTTGCAAGTGATCCATGTTTATCTAATTATGAGTTTATACCTTTTACAGAATTATTATCTTGAAAATAACCACGATATTGTGGTTGATAGATTACTTTTAAATTCCGGTCTATTAATTTGAAACCGGGATTGTTTAATTACTAATGTATTTAATACTAATAAAAGGGTATAGGTATAGTTAATGTCTGAGCACGCGAACCACCAATGAATTACTTCGTTCTGTAAAGAGACAACAGCTATTGTAGAACAAATGCATCCCAATATACTCTCAAAAAGATAATCAAAACAATGTTATCGATCACTTGGACAATCACATTGAAAGGTCTACAAAGAAAGTAGATAGCATTCAAAAACGTATACTATGTTGCTCTTCCAACGAACAGGTGGTGTTGTGTAATTTCAATTTGCACAAAAAGTAAAACTTTATTTCTTGTCTAATTACAAGTGTTGATACAAATGTCTATTATTAGTTTTTTAGATACATTTTTAATCTATATTTTTCAAGATTGTTGTGCGTGCCCCGAACGAGAATGTACTATCACTAATATAGCTCGGTTAGCTCCCGGGTTATGTGAACGTTACTCGCAGTTCTTGAATTGTGATGGCGCTGTATCTCCAAGACCAGGTGATTGTAACAAAATCGTAAATCGCAAAATTTCAAGTGACACCCCTTTGCTTTCCAACGTACTCATGTTGGAGACAGTTTTTGATATCAAACGTTATCAAGACCAATTCGGGAAAAAAGCATTGGATAAATTCTACAGTGTGCATCCACGTCTTGAATGTGTAGATATCATACTAAGTAATTTCGAAACCTACGGACTTTTAAAAAAGATCAGAGGAAAATATTATCTACTAGGTAGTTACCGACAGATTTCTTGGAGAGCAATCAAGTCCTTAGATACCAAGTACTGCCAAGAGTATCAAACCATGTTTAGTAATTACAGTAATGAAATCTGTCAGTTGTTTGGCGTATCTACTAATCAGCTCGCTCAATGTTTACAGATTATATTTTGGTACTTTCGAAAAGCAATCGTCGATTCAATTGCTATGGATTGTTTATCTAAATATAGCAATAGTGTAGTTGCTGTGAGTGTGGGTAGCACTAACATAACATCAGATTACGATATCACTTTGTATGGCAAAAAATATAACAATGTTTCTAAAGTCATTAACGCTTTCAACCAAATGATTAATGTTGTCTTCAAAAAACCACCTGATTATGTTTTTGATACCAATATGTATGGTGTTTCATTTATCAAACTAGTTAGAAACACCAGTACGTTATCTAGGGATTATTCTCCTGAACAAGTCAACGACTCACCAACAAAAGAACGCGTCACCAGTGAGTTGACGGATCCAGATTTAGATGTAGATATAGATGACTTTGCTGAAAATTTTACTTCTAATCCGATTGCGTGTGGCAATATGAATTTTACTTATGCTGGACCAGAAAACCTGAATACTTCTCCAGACTCTGTATCCGTCAAACTTTCTCAACACATCTGGGCGTTGGTCAAAGTATTCGTGAATTTAGAACGTATTCAGGCGTTTGATGAAAAAGTATATGAAATGTTACGTAGAACTTTGGTAGAACCAATACAAAATTCTGACTCCTCAGAACAATCAACTACATTTGCCAAACTAATATACGCAGCTGAGAGATTACAGCAAAAATACGAATCCTCACAGGCCAATTACGTAGCATTCATTCGTCAATTTAACCCTACTTTTGGTTTAACAAACACCGACTTTAACAATTTTATTAGTTATATTAACTACAATGGTTCCGAGACTTATTTCTCTCGGGGTGCCTTTTTAGATGTGGTCGTCAATCGTCAAATGTGCAATCAAGACAAAATTCAGTTGTCACAAGACGAATATTTGGATTCGTTTGTTGAAAACATGGCCGATTTAATGCTTCATTATCACAAAGACAAGTACTTGACTCGTTCTCTTGACGCTCTTAAACGAATAAAATTATTACAAGATGCACACCCACAAATCACCAACATTCTTAATACTATCAAAGATATCCAAAAGTTTTGTAAGGGAGAAAAACATGAATTGCTCGATTGTTCTGCGTTTTTGTTCATGTACAATTGTATCGTTAGTATTCGCCTTGCAACAAAATTCTTTTTAGCACAATACGACCGCGAATCGACATTAACCGATAAAATTATCAACGACTTGGAAACTTTCTTGGATGGAAACTTGACCGAATCAGATTCTTTACTTCGACTTTCAAATATTTCTCTCAATATGACACAACCCAGTCGTGATTCAGTTGATGCAAGAGATCAAACACCCATTTCCGTTACTAATTTACGAAAATTCAAGAGTGCTCCAGATGTTTCTACCTCTTAATAATCAGTGTAGTGACGATTTACATAAGGGACAACATTTGTTATCGCACAACCACGTATCGATACAATTTATATGAAAACTGTGTTGGCATAGTAGCTCTCTAATTATTTCTCCTTTTAGACAATCGTGTTGACAAATACAACAAAATTGTTCTTTTTGGGTTACTTGTACTCTAGTGGTCTCTACCAACTCCTTTAGTGAAGTTCCTATTGTTACACGCGGCAGTTCGGATAAAACTTCATACGAAATGTCCTCTGTGTTTATACCTCCGCTATATACGGGAATGCGAGAGCCTCTGATCATAAGATTACCTCTGCGAAGTCGAATCATGTCACCGTACGCTAACCTACGTGCGCGGCCTGGTTCTCTAGGCAACTGCGAGTCTGACATACTATTATGATCCATGGCTTATTACAAGTCCCACACAAAATTTGATTTCAATACAAACTCTATACATTAATAATTATTTTTCGGAAAAATTATCGTAATACCTTATTACGCGCGCGCGTTAATATTGCAATCGAGCCTTTACAAATAGACTGCTATTTGACTTTTTTGAAAATATGATAACTAATAACATTTATAATATTTTGTCAGTAACGGATATTGTATAGGCTAAGAATGCTTATTTTGGAAAAATATCTTCTTAATTGACCTAGAACAATGATAATTTATCTTCCAAGTACTTGAATCTAAAATTGTTTCCGCAGTTCAAGCCTGTACATTCATCAGATTCTAAACCACGACTAATTGTCTTATTTCCAATTTTGAGTTGTGCAAAAAGTTTCATTTGATTGAAATAACTTGATCCTTAATGTATATCCGCCATTACTTTTTTCTACACATATACTACCGTCACCAGCAAAGAACCCACAAATGTATGCAGAATTCATTTACAATCGTAAAACAGAAATGTATTCAATTTGTTCAAGTTCATTGCACTTAAATGAAAGATCATAATTATTTTAAACAAATATGATTTTTTAGAAAAGTAATCAGGATATTTATACATTTTTTTAATTGCTGTATGCAAGACCCGTTTATACCCCATCTTTCGATGTATTTCATAACTATCTGGGACTAGACTATATCTTAAGGAAATTACATTTCCCCCACTAACATTTAGTCGTTGAACCTTATCCATTGACTGTAAATCGTCTTTAGGATCTTGGCTGCGGATTGTCCAATCTAATACATTATTACTATGAAACAAACGTTTCCGATTGTTTGAAGTAGTATTAGCTATCAGGAGTTTCCCGCAATTTGAAAGTGTCGCAAATCTTATATACAGATTTACTAGCAAAACATATGTTTCACTATTTTGGGCATGGTTTTTACCCATTCCAGCCATAATGCGGAGAACGTTGTAGTTCACAGCATAGACACGGAGCTTGGCAGTGTCAGAACCGAAGATAGCTGAGTTCAAGTTCAGAAGCAAAGTGGCGTTATCAATTCGGGACATGTTGACCGTACCTGAAGGTTGGTGTTGCTCTGGGTTAAGAGCAAAGGAGTAGACATAGATACCAACCTGTTCAGGGATACGGGTGTGGTGTTGATAAGGTTGGACAAGTGCGAAGTATCCGGCCTTTCGGGTCGAGAATCGATCTTGACCGTTGAGTTGGAGCTTGGCATCAACAATGGTGTGAGAACCGTTGTTGTAAGAGTAGTCAGACCAAGCATTGGCACTAGCATTGGCATCAGGCTGAACAACCCAGACAAGTTCCTTGCAAGGGTGGTTGAGAGCGAGCTTGCTCTTGACGGCAGCGCTGGAGTATGACTCAGCTCCAGTGAATTGGAGTTGTTCAATGAGGTATTCGTGTTGAACTTGTGCGAATTGACGACGTTCATCAGTATCAAGATAAATGTAATCGATGTACAGGGAAGCGTTGCTCATAGATGGAGCAGCGGATGGAGTTCCGACGTAGCATTGAGAAACTGGTCGGAAGGTGATGTTGAACTTGACTTCGTGATATTGAAGTGCTATCAAAGGAAGAGCAAGTCCTGGATTTCTGCAGAACCAGAATTGGAGAGGAACATACAAAGTGTATGCTGGAGTGGTGTTGTTTCCGGATCCAGAAGTGTTGATCATCTGAGCATCATTACCAACCATCAGATCGTAACCATCCATCTTTTCAGCAGTTTGAGTCAATTCGTTCCAAATGTTGAGCCAATCTCCGTAGTGTTTGTCGATTGTTTGCCCTCCGATTTCAATGGAAACTTCATCGATAAGAACGTGTCCAAGATTCCTTGCCCAGGCGAAATAAGAAGCACCTGCGTCCTTGGTGACAGCTGGGAGATCCACTTGAAGATAAACTTTGTGGATCAAATCACCGTTTCTGGACACAGTGCATGAAACTTTGCGACCGAAATCGGCCGTACCATTGAACGTTTGTTCGATGCTTTCAATTGCAACGAAAGACTCGTAATATTTCTATTACAATGAAACCATATGGTTTCACTTTGTCTATCGGACTATACCTTAAGCAAATGGCAACAACCTAAAAAGGGTTGTTCGCATTTACCGACAAACGTCTAGTCTCTGAACCTTCTTCTAAATATTTTTTGCTAATTTAAATCAACTTCATTTAGAAGCTCGGCTGCGGGTTGTCCATTTCCATTTCGTAACTAGTACTCCATTTCATACTACACGTTATTACCATTGGGTTCGGTCATTATCCGAGTTCTTTGCTGATGTCACCATCAACAAATTGGTAGCGTAGTCTTTAGGGGTTTCCCGCAATTTGAATGTCTTGCAAGAATGCTCGTCACGGATAAAAACAAGGGAGTGATAATTTCGTGACTTGCTATTCTTACTAGCAGCTATAACCTTTTCAGTGCTGCTATCCTAACCTCACATTTAAGTTAGTGTGTCGTCTGTAAACGACCTTAAAAAATGTAATTTGTGGGTTCCCTGTACATACCACATACCTCATTTTTCAGTAAGGATTAGACTATAACTTAGAAGGACACATTTCCTCCGAAAACCGTTTAGTCGTTGAACCTTCTTCTTTGAATTTTAGCAGTATCTGCCTGATATTTTATATTTTCTAATTAAATTCAAAGAAGCTTGGATGCTGATTGCCCATTTATCAAAACTCTCTTGAAGCTTTGAACATCTTGTTTATTATCACCGAAAGACCAAGGTCTTAAGGACCGTTAGCCCTTGTGGCTAACGCCACTACCCAAGTTTTTCTCTTGGCCAGTATTGTATCACTACAATACCTTGGTAAAACAAGCTTTAGGGGTTTTCAGCAGTTTGATTTTCTCACCAGGGTTTAATTTCCTGATTAACATCCGTGGGTTTTAAGACTCCACTAAAGGATTTTTGAATACCTTATTTTTTCAGTATTCCCTGATGTTTTTCTACCCTACAGGCTTTTAAGGTAAATATCTTGCTTTATACTCAACATTTCAGTTGAGAGTAGAGTACACCTTAAGGATTTTCAAGTACGACTAATACTATAAAAAAATCCCAACTTCCGTCTACTCGTTTAACCTTTATCTTATATCTGCCTGATTTGTACACATTGTCCAATGTACTGCTTTCCAGAAGTACTTGTCAAGCAATATATTTCTCCTTGTTCCATTATGTTGGATGTGAAAAGGCATAACATTTCAATTTATTGATATATAAGATACTTGGCTGCGGATCGTCCAATCCTTAGCATTTTTACCATTGGATACGGCTATTAACCGTGTTCCTTTAACTCATTACTGAATTAAAGTGGTAGCTAAGGCTCTAAGGAGGTTCCCGCAATTTGGAAGTTTTGCGAATCTAGAAGATTCACTAGCCAGACCTTTTTTCTACATAAAAGTAGCATTCTGACTTTATGCGCCCAAGATATATCTAAGCGCCATAGGCTACGAGTTGCATCCTCGTACCAAATGCTTTCGCAAGTGGAGTAGACTATACCTTAAGCCATCATCGAAGCTTGCTATGCTTCTCAGACCCATTTCCGTCTAGTCGTTGAACCTTCTCCATATCCTAGCTTACGGATTAATGGAGCTTGGCTGCGGATTGCCCAATCCTTGACGTTTTTACCGTTGGGTTCGATTATTAACCGAGTTCTTTTCTACTCTTTCTAGTAGAAAATGGTAGTCAAGGCTAGCAAAATTTGTAAACAAATTTCACTGGAACCGAAGCTTCCTCAGGGGTTTCCCGCAATTTGAAAATGTCGCAAGTTAGTGGTTTACCAACTTACTAGCCAATCGCTGGCTATTTGACTCTATGCAACTAAAGTCCGCCTCCCATTGTTGTTTGTTTTTATAATATACTTAAAGAAAAAAAATTTCTCGATTTAAACTTAAAATTAAAATATATATCATGTTTTTTTAGTCCGTTATTATTTCGACACGCTCCAATCAAACCATAAATATAGGGTAAATCTACAAAATATCGGCGCCTAATGGCAAATATATATAAGACAATGTGTTTGTTACTTGTCGAATGGTTCTAAATACGGAACACGCAGAATATGGTTATAAATACAGAACACATTATCATCTTCCGGCTAATTTCATTGGTAATGGTAATGAAATCAGATTTAAATTTGAAATCGATAACTGATCATAGTAAATGGACTTGTAGCTTTATTTTGAACTAGTTTGTCTTCATAAATTGTCAGGTACTCCGTTTTATGAACAATTATATCCGAATCAGGGGACATATCGTCCTTGAAGACCTCCGTTCCCCAACGGTCAACGCTTACCCGTCGATCGTCAAACAAACATTGTTCGATGACTTTCTCTATTTTATCCATACGTAAATTACAGTACAACATGATATTCCATTGTTTCAAGCCATATTTTTCAATATCCAACACTTGAAAAGTTCCTTTCTCATTTTGGTGCGTATGGATGATATTGATACCAAAGCGCCCCCTTGTCTTTTCTAATATACTGACGAATTTCAACAACACAAAAAATTCGAGCGATGTTAAATCATCGATCGCCGATAAAACCGTTCTGTGATTGTTCTTGTTCGCCACTTTCCGTCCTAATTGACATTTTAACTCCCAATCAAATAGATTGTAGTGAGACACTTGTACCGTTCGCATATACATAAGATCGGGTAGATCTAAAAACTCGGCGATGTTTAACCACATTTCGTTTGGTAATTTTACAGCTGTATTATTACCCGAATTCATTGTCAATCCTAAAGAAAACTTAACCACATTTAAAACGACCTGTCAAAACTTATTTGGTAACTTGACAATTGCTTACCTTGCTTGATTAATTCCCACGGTGTCTCCGTGGTGTTGTTAGCATGAACAATCAACTGGTAACCATATGACTCAACATATTCACACACTAATTGGTATTGTCGTTCTGTCAGTTCGTGAACTTTTCGATGCCCAAACAGAATTTCTATACCGCGATGAGTGATTAAATACAAAATGTTAAAGATGAAATTTTCGACTCCTTGTCTTTCGGCAATGTCAGCAGTAACATCTTCTAATTGTAGTTGAATCGAATTAGGCAACCCCGGTCGCCGCGTGAAAATGCTGTGTGCTATTTCATTGATGTTGTCATTGTCAATGGTGTTATTATTAGTTGTGTTGCTTTCCATGTGAATATTGTAAAACCCTATTCCATATTTACAACAGTTGTTTTTAAATTACATTACTTACGTACTTTTCATATCCCAAGTGTACTAATGCTACTACAAACAACGCTACTAACAAGTCTTGCGTGTAATGACCGCGTGTAACAGTCAACAGCACAAAGTTCATCACATTGATGATACTCCACAAACCTATGCTTGCAACGGAATCCGAAACAAATCCATACTTGAATAATAAACTTGTACTGAGTAGTCCAAAGGCAAAATGCCCAGAAAACATTTTGTCATAACATGTTCCACCAACCGTCAAGTGATACGGATCCAGTTGGTTGACTTTACATCTACTATCTTTCGGTAAAATGGTAGCGACTATGGACAAACTTCTTAGCGCAAACATAATACATGCTTTGATGATAGCTTCAGATATCCAATCACCATTTGATCTATTCATAAAGAATGGGATGACGTAGATCAACAGAAACCAATTTTTGGTATCGTTATAAGCTGACCAATCAGGTGTATTGTTATGGACAATATCCAAAATAGCAGCAGGTTTTGTTGTGTCCTCATAGTACTTCGTCCCCTGATGCCATACATAACGCGTTGACCAAATATGTAAAAAAACCACCGTAACAATTGCAACTACAAGTGTCTGAAATGATATAGCCATTCTTATACTTACCTCTTATTTTATTTTTTCTTGTTCATCAACCAATCCATAAATCCCTTTTCCACACTCATTTTTAAGATCAATGAACTGGACTTGTTCACTTTTTCCCAAGATTCAGATAGCTGCACCGTGTCCATCATCGCCTTTTCAATCGGTTCACTGACAATATGTTGTTTGAGTTTAGAAACACCTTCCTCACCCAATGATGCATATATATTGTCATCGCATTTTATTACGGCTGTCAAGTCTAAACCTTCGTTAGTAGTAGTTTTTGTAGTGTTTGTGTTCAACGCCTTATCAATGTAATCTATAACTTCACCCAAGTTTGCTCTTTTAGATGGATCTACCTGTAGTAGCCGGGACAACACATGCGCCAGGACTTTATCAAACTTTTCAACGGATACCACACGTTTGTTGAAAAAATCTTGTGGATTCATTTGGTAAAATCGCTCCAGGTCTTTAATATTTTTGATATGACTGAATGGTAAAATGTTACATATCAACTCATATACACATATTCCAAAGCTCCATACATCGATCTTTGAATTATAAAAATCTTGGGGTGTGGTGTGTTTATTGTGTTCATACTCATACTGAGTAAAATTCTCTAATGAATTCATGTTCAAAATTATTTCAGGGGCCATGTAATAAGGTGTTCCACATAACTTGTAGTATTTCTTTGTTAATATCTTTTCGATTTCGTTTGATATTTCCAGATTATGTTTTGTTTGGACATCTAAACAAGCGAATCCAAAATCAGAAATTTTAAAGGTAATGCCATTGTCGTCGTTAAGGTTGTCAATCTTAATCAATATGTTTTGAAGTTTGATGTCTCTATGAAGCAAACCCAAATCGTGGATGTATTGTAGTCCTCTTCCTGCTTGTAATACAAAGTTATACACCAAATTGCGAGAAAATCCACCAAATACGTTTCTTTCACAAATAACGTCTTCTTTTAACAACTGATGTACATCCCCACCATTACAATACTCCATGTTTAAGTAATAAACACACTCGTTTTGTACACACCCTTGAAAACGAATAATGTTTGGATGTTCTAATACACTTAACACTTCCACTTCACTTTCGATTAAATCTCTTAACCGTTTATAGTAATATTCTTCTTCTTTGCTTTTAGCAGCTATATCACCTCTTACTATAAATCCCGTGTTTTGCGAATAAGGGGTTATGTTGGGAGCAACCGGGTCATAGTGATTTTTTATATTTAACACTTTCCGATTGCGTTTCTGCCGCTGTTCCGCGTTGTTGTTGATGTATTTGGACACTAAGCTCTGCAAATTGATTTCTTTTACAATAAATTCCTGTCCAATCACTTGACTATCTCTTGAAAGTAAACCCAAAGGATCATTCAAGTAAGTGTCTTTGAATCTACATAAGTAAACTTTTGAAAATGATCCTTTACCTATCTGTTTTATGATATCAAGCTGGTCCATCTTTTCAGATGAAACATGATTCATATTTATAATTACCTTATACTTAAGAATCATTTTAAATTTTATTAACAAATACGTTTATTAGTCTTGTGATTCCTCCTTGTGATTCCTAAAAAACTCTTCCACTGCTCTATATCCGATGTCAATCAATTTTTGTTTCATTCCAGTAGTCATAGCAAAATCCATGGTTTGTACCTTTTCATCAATATGAACTTTGATTGTATGGGGTTGAAATTGTTCTAGCAAACCGGTTTGACGCTCACGTTGAACCATCATACATGACCACACACTCATAACATAACTATCAAACTCTACTATGTCTGTACTATTTTCTCTCCCTTGAGGTTCGTCCCGTGCTATCAACTTTAAACCCAAGACATTGTCCAAGTTGTCTTGAAACAAATGTATAGGATAATTGTTAATTACCCCTCCATCCACTAAAATGTGTCCATCAAAACGTTCAGCTGTAAATACGAAAGGAATACTAATAGAATACCTGATAGCTTGTGTAATTGGAACAGTTGGCGTTTTAATGTAATCGAAAATAGTCCAATCGAATGTTTTTAAATTGGTTGCCAAAACCTGATATTTGATACCTGTCCGTTCATATAACTCCCTAAAGTTTATTTCGCGTTTCATACCACGTTTTAAGATTAATGTTTCTAACCACGTTATGATATTCTTGCCTGAGTCCGCTCCAAACTTATTAATAAAATTCCCAAAACTAATGTCTTTTAGGTTACCAAAATTCTTGCTAATAAGCTCTTCTTCTATATCTTGTGGTTGATATCCTAGAGCAAACACCAATCCAAACAGGCAACCAACCGAGACACACATCAATTGTTTGATATCTAAATTGATTCGTCCGATTTCATGCAACTCTTTCAATTTTCGAAAAGCTCCACAATACGCTACTCCTCGGATACCCCCTCCACTCAACACCAAAGTGTTAATGTCTCTTTTCATATTCATAGTATTACTATTAAGCAAATGAAATATTTTTTTGTTCTTACCGTTCAAATAACAATTGGATCCGATTGTGTAATATCGTTCACCTCACAAAAGTATTTTTCCCATATATCTGCTATCTTGTATGTGTGTTCGCTGAAACTATCATCGTTAACATAGATTACTAAATACTTGTCTTTTATACTTTGTATTCCTGAAATAGAAATCAAGTATGTAAAAAAGTACTTCATTTTATTCATTTCTGCTTCACCTTGGAAATGATACAAACACTCTCGCCATTTACTAGTGATATCCATATGATATCCATCCTTGTTGTCTTTGATACTACAATTTAATACGTTATGCTTGAAAACTAGGTTTTGTTCAATCGTTGTAGCCACATTAGACAACATTGGTTCTTCACCCCAACACCCGAATACTTTAAACTTTTGTGAATCCTTAATATAGTCATATACATAAAAAGGACTACTATTATATACCATTTCTTGTTTACCTAGTAGCACAATATAATATTTTTTGTCCTCCAGATCACGTGTATTGGACAAATTGTAATTGATATATAGCCTGGCTAGATACCAAACTCCAGCAAACATCCATCTGAATATCTGACGTCGATAAACGTAACAGAAACCGGACAATAACCCAATAGTACAGTAAAACAATAGCACCATTTGCAACAATTTACACGGCTAGTGTTTAAACATATTATTCCTAATATGTTTAAATGAATTTCTTTGAAATTAGTGGGAATAAAGCTGCGAATAAAATTAAAAACACACCCCTGCAACCTCACTGTGATCTTCACACTGTTTACAAAAATGTTCATGTAGGAGAAATGGTTAAAGTAGTTCGTCTTGAAGGTGGTCTCTACAATTGTTACAAGGGATACATTGGTGAAGTAAAGGACTACAAACTCGGACAAGATTCCGCTTTAGTCATGCTACACGCAGTGAATTGTCCCAAAGTATTAAGAATGCCTTTAGAACACTTTATCAAGTTACATCAGTAGATTTATATTTGATGGTTTTGGTTGTAAGACAAGCTTGTTCAAAAGTCTTGGTAAACACTTTGAGATTTTCTAACCTTTGGGTTCTATCGATTGTAGTAAAAATATTGAAAGGATGCGTGTTGATAGAATACGAACATTCCATTTCCATCGGAAATTTATTGATTAGAACTAAACCAATGTCCTTTCGAACATTCAGAATATCACCATTAGTGATATAAACGATCCACACAGAATTACGCGTTTTCAATTTCAGTTGTTTCATTGCGTTGTTCAAAGTATTTATTCCGCGCTTGATGGCATCTGTGTCTCCAATATCTAACGATGCGGTTGTGCCTTCGGTCTCTGGCTTAATTTCTTGGAATTTGACAAGACTAAACTTTAGTTTAGCTGTTATAAACACTTGGATGCATTTTCGGATCAGCTCCCTATCAAAATTTTCGTTTGCTTCGTCAATGATGTAATATACTTCTAGTGTTTCGGACGGCTCCAGCATATTGTCAGTTACTTTTGTTCCTTGTATTAGTTATAAGACAATTGATTAATTCATTTTTTTGTGAATAATCTTTTTGTTGGATTATTTACAAGAAAACCCGTTTAATGATCGAGTTTGAACAATTCTTGTCGACATCTGGATTATCAACCAAGGCTTGGGGACCTAGCGGATGGTATTTTCTGTTTTCTTGTGTCATAGGTGGATACCCACCTCAGATCGTCACGAGTAATCCGGAACATCTGGAAATCCAACAACATTTCCGAAACCTGTTTCTAAGCTTAGGATACACTATGCCTTGTATTTTCTGTCGTCAGTCCTATCAACAATTTTACCAGCAACTACCGATCGATAACTTTTTATCTGGACGCATTGAATTAATGCATTGGCTTTATCAGATGCGCGATCTAGTCAACCAAAAACTAATCATTCAAGAACAAAAGTGTTACAACACAGAAAAAAAACGATTGAAACAATTATTTCACAATGCAAAGATTTCTAAACGAGAGTATTATTGGCGGATCGAACGAGCTAAAAAGGAAACCTTGTACACAAAACCAAGTCCACCATTCGAACATGTATTGACCAAGTACGAACAGTTTCGTGCGGTATGTTCAAAGCGTGCGAAAACTTGTTCATTACCTAAACCAAAATGATTTACTCCTCGATTACACCTTGATTACCTAAACCAAACGTCAAACAGATAATGTTTATGAAAAGTATTATCTGTTAATCACAGTAACCAATTAGTATTTATAAAATTTCCAGCCCCCTACGACCTGCTCCGGCCGGTTGTTCATACGAACTTTGCGCCCATGGTCCAACATTTTCCTTTGGGATTGGGGGTGCAGAACGTAAGTCATGATAAGGGATTTTGTTAGACTGCATAACAGTATTAATTCCGACATGATAACCACTGATCAAGAAGTTTTGTTCTTTAAGTAGGTTTGAAACTGGGTTTTGTTTGGCAAATTCATTCGCGTCATCGTACTTGGGTAAAAGGTCTTCTGCTTTGACTTGGTTTTTACCAGCAACCACATTGTCAATTTGTTGTTGTTGAGGGCTTTTGACAGCGGAAGGAGCAGCAGCTTGATCTGCTGCGGCAACTGGTTGGGCGACTGGTGCAGATTCCTTGACATTCTCTACACCCTCAATGTAATTGGGCATGTATCCGTAATCGTTTTCTAATTTCTCAGATTTGTTTTTGGATATGTAGATAATGAAAAGATACACGCCAACAAGAATTAAAAATACTTTAAGCAAGTCGTTAGATTGAATCATTTCTAGAATGCTAGCCATGTTTGTTTTAATATAGTATAACAAAATAAATTTATAATTTGAAAATTTACAAAAAACCAATTTAAAATTTTACCAACGTGACTTGTTATTACTGCCACTTGTTATTACACACTTACCTATTTTCAAGCTGTACTCCCGATACGGTTTTCTACCAAAAACCAAAGGATGGATTATTCCGAAGAATCAGATTACAATTCAGAGCACCATTATTCACCTGTAAATTCACATGTTGACAGAGATGTAGACATCTTTATATCTGATCATCTAGATGATATACTCGATATCTTGTATGATTTCAGGGAGCAGTTTAGTTGGTGCCCTTACTTTCTAGCACACCTACAATGTATTCATCTCACCGATTTCTTTACCGATATACTTTTCAACCCTCAACAAGGATCCCGTCAATTGACAAGAAAACAAATCACCATATATGACCGATTTATAAGAGAGTATGAGTCTGAATTATATAGGTCATTGTTGATTGCCGATGGATTTTTATGCAAATTTAACAGTACATTACCACCTCTTGACTGGGCTTTATTTTGCTTTAGTTTTTCGGATCTTGATGAGGTTCGTCGTCCGAGGATGAGTAGAGGATTTAGTGGTGGATTTAGTACCGAGACAATTGATAGCCATCAAGAAGACATCTCCTAAATCGTCTTGTTTACTATGAGAATCAAAATGTGTTTGCCATTCGACAGATTCTGTCATGTCAAATTGGTTAGTTAAGAACCACTTGGTGTATTGAATAGACAAATATTTTCTTCGTGCATAGGACCCCTTGAGACTACAAGGGATGACAGGACCTCGATATGCCTTCAGTTTTTGAGACGCGCTTACAAAACGTATAGGCACAGTGCTATCTAGGTACAGTTCAACAAATTTTCCGTAAATCAAATGACTGATCAGTTTCATCTTATTGTTGACTTTGGGTTGTAGTTCTATAACTACCTTTTGTACATGTGTGAAAATGGGCAGGTGCTCTTGGTAAATCGATTGGACTTTTTGTAAGATGATACGTGTGATATCTTGTAGTAAAAAGTCATCTACACGTTTGGAACGAACTTGGTTCTTTGGAGTGAATGTAATGGTTTTGGGAAAATGCGGTTTACAACTAAACAACATGTCCTCCGAGTCTTCCTTTTGCCATCGGCATGTAGACTTTTTTCCACACACCTTCCCGGCTTTGGTCAGCGCACAGCAATTTGGTATGTCTTGTTCTAATGTGTTAAACACCTGCCATAAATGAATCTTGTAACTTGCCAAGGTTTCGGGATCGCTGGCACTCATAATACACATAGCCAGATTCTTTAATCCTACATCAATAGTTAATATCATGCGGGTTATTCTACTACTGATGACATGGCAAAATAAATTCTATAATTAACCGTCTTTGTATATCAATAGTTTCCATATCACCATAATATTTTTCAATCGCCGATACACAGACAGTTTTTTATAACGATAATGAAAAACTTTTACATCGGTACAGAATCTTACATTTTTACTCGTAACGCTTGTTTCCGTCATAGAATCAGCTGGTAGTTTCATTTTTTTGACAGGATATACTGCAGTTGTGGTCACAACCTCGTATGAATTGATAGTGTTCATTTTACACTTGTAATAATAATGAGTTCAGATAATATTTTTCATTGATTCGTACTGCCATTAAATTTAAAATCATAATGGTGATTAGAACAGGCAACAAAACTAATGTTAATCAATGAATTCGAAAAGTTGTCGCTTAAAAAGTTTAAAATAAAGAGCATCCTACCAGATGCTACGATTTTGTGCTTAGGTAAAAGGCGGAGTGGAAAAAGTATCATGAGAGGAGAAAACGTGCTTATGTACGATGGAAATATCAAAAAAGTAGAGGACATCAAAATAGGAGAATTGGTTATGGGCGATGATTCAACTCCGAGAACTGTTCTTGAAACTCACTCAGGAACCGACAAAATGTACAAAGTGACCAATCGTAAAGGTGTAAGTTACACTGTCAATAGTCATCACATCCTGTCATTGACATACACCGGTAAAAAAATCATCGTTGATAGAAAAGACAGGCAAAGTTATCAAGTGCGCTGGTTTAATAAGCAACGATGCCGACTCGAACATTATACGTTTTCCTACAAAGATAAAAATAAAGAAGCGGTTCATACAGAGGCGCAAAAATATTGGGAACAATTAACCGATGATCTCAAAGTTGACATTCCCATTCTGGATTACTTGAAATTGTCCAAGAAGTACCGTGAAAACCTACTAGGCTACCAAGTACCTATACAATTTCAAGAAAAAGATGTCCCCATCGATCCATACATGATTGGTTACTGGTTGGGCGATGGTACTTCTGCTGATTCAAACATAACAACCCAAGATTCGACCGTACTACATTATTTTGCTCACAATCTTCCACAATACAATTTATTCTTAGACATGTTTGATAGTAGACGATACGGATATAGAATATCATCAGGGTATGGTCAAAAAAATAATGTATTCCTTCAAACCTTGAAAGACTTGGACTTGATCAATAACAAACACATTCCAATGATTTACAAATGCAATTCTCGTGAAGCTAGATTGAAACTCCTTGCTGGATTTATCGATGCCGATGGTCACTTAGGCAAACGAAATGATTTGGAAATAACACAGTGCCTGAAACATGAACGATTAATTGACGATATAATCTATTTAGCCCGTAGCTTGGGATTCTGTGCCACCAAGCATATAAAAAAGACAAGTTGGTCTCACAAAGGAGAAAAAAGGTACGGAGAAGCTTTTAGAATACATATCAACGCACAAGGAATAGACGAAATTCCTACGTTGATCCCTCGAAAAAGGGCGAAGCCGAGCAAAAACAGAGTTGATGCTTTGGTTAGTCAAATCGAAATAGAAGAAGTTGGCGAGGGAGAATACTACGGTATCGAATTGGACGGAAATAATAGATTTGTTTTGGGCAACTTTATAGTGACCCATAACAGCTGGCTTGTCAGAGATATTTTTTATCACCATCGTCATATCCCCTCTGGTGTTGTTTTCTCCGGCACCGAAGAAGCCTCCCCGTTCTTTGGAGATTTTATACCAGACTGTTTCATTCACTCTGAATATGATCCAGTTCTGATTGAATCGATCATGAATAGACAAAAAAGAAAAATACGTGAAGCTAAAAATTCCGGCAAATCTGACACCGGAAAATTACCTTCCAATAATGTCTTTATCGTCTTGGATGATATGTTACATGACGCGCAAAACTGGAAAAAAGACAAGACCATCAAAAGCATTTTCTTTAACGGGCGCCATTTCAACTTCCTTTTCATCCTCACCATGCAGTACGCGCAAGGCATCCCACCAGAACTGCGAAGTAATATCGATTACGTGTTTATTTTCAACGAACCTTCCGTTGCCAACCGCAAACGAATTTATGAAGCATACGCAGGGATGATTCCATCTTTCGATCACTTTTGTAACATATTGGATGCTTGTACCCAAAATCACGAGTGTTTGGTCATAAAAACATCGGGTAATAGCACGGATCTTAAAGATCAAGTCTTTTGGTACAAAGCAGAAGCCCACAGTAACTTCAGAGCTGGACATCCCAAATTTTGGAACTATCACCAAAATCATTACAACCAAAATTACGAAGACGAAGCAGAACAAGATCAAGCTGAAGTCGATAAACTCAAACGAAAATTTGCTAAAACGCGTAAGCTTAAGATAATTGTCTCTAGGCAAGGTGAAGTGGTAGGATACAAACAAGAATCTGATTAAATTAAACGGTATGAATTTGATGAACAACTAATGGTTTTACTTCAAAGGTGATTTTGAACTGGCTTTTGTTGCAACAGCTTTGCGTTCAACTGTAGAATTCACTAATTCATTTATTTACAGGGATCACAACTAATTTCTAGCGGAATTCCAAACAGAAGAGAAATCTGATGGACAACCTCAAACCATGATTTTTATTGAAACATTAATTAAGTGTAGTTTTTTGTTAATGCGTAATATCAGCGTCGAAGCTGTTTGTTATATTTTTTGAGTACATTGTTGGCAGTTTCTATCAACCGGAGAACCTTTTTGTAATCCGAATAGCTGCTTCCATATTTCCAATCATCAGAAAATAACCGTTGGATGTTATATAAGCAGTTACTAATCACCATGTAATCATCGGTTAAATTATGCATACCCATATCTTCTGGTTTACATGTAAGTGAAATATCAAAGTATTCAGTGTCGTGAGTCATTCTGTTGTATTATCGACAATTTGTGTCAAGTCAAATTCAATTTATTTAAAATTGTTGGTTAGTCAATATAATCCCTTGTTCTATCAAGTGGTTGTAAGTTCTGCTTCCCACTTTCACCCGCCTGTTTGTCAAAGGATTTTTAATCCATTCACTCCGATGATTCAGGGGCTTTTCTACAATCACAGTAGCATTCAGTCTGGTCTCGTCCGTGGGTGTGAGCTCCTTACGACACATGGGACACAAATAATTGTTCGTTTCAGCATGTGACTTTAAACAACTGGTATGGAATTTGTGACGACACTCCAATTCAATGCTATGGGAATACGCTTCTGTATCAAAACATATATTACATGTGTAATCCCGGGTCATAAACTCATTGAAATCGATGATGTCTTCGGTATTACATTCGGTGTAGTCTAAGTAATTGTAAAGGTATTGTAAAGTCTCGATGATCCGTTGGTAGTTAATAAAGTAATTATCAATTTCAAAACACCGAGTGTAATAACTATCGTAAGGATATGCTACCGCTAATTGGTACAAATCGGCAAACACTGCTTCTACATGAGTTAACAAATAGTTATGCATAAATTGAATGAACAACGGAATCTTTTCATACTGCAAGTATCGAATCAAACATGTATGCCACGATTGATGTTGAACATAGACAGTATACTCTGGGTCATCCTGACCACCTGGCTCAAAAGTATAAGGATTGTTATCTAAGAAACTATGAAACGCAAGTAACACGGTTTCGATACCCATGCTTGATGTCCATTTTTCATATTTGCTGTCACCCCATGTATTCAAAATCGTGGAACAACACTTGCCGTTTTCATACATATTGGGATGAATTCTTACACCGTCATAATTAATAAATGTCACTTCCGGTGGAGAATGCGGGTAGTTTTCGGGAACCTTTAGGTCTAACCGAATAAATTTATGCCTGTATACACTGTCTTGTGGCGGTTTGATCAGGGCATGAACTGTATTTGCATCCGAATCGTCAACATCAATGATATAGTCATTGTCTAATAGATCACGTTGAGACTGTTGCATGATCAGCTTGCGGATTTCTCGGATTAAGCGTTTGTTTGGCGTCGTCATTTATTACTAATGATAATACACTTATATAATATTGTTTTCCCTTATTCACTTATTTTTAAATGATGAATTTACTATCTGCTTGAATGTTTTTTTGATACCAGGTCACCTCGCTTATACATTTCATATAGTTTGTCTTTGATAGCTTGTTCTCTTATCTGTTCTTCATCAACTATTTCCGGTTCTCGATAAAATAATATATTGTCCTTTAATTGGACTGACCATGTCAAATTCTTACTTGGATTCACCAACATAATGTAGTCCGGATACGATACTTTCATTAACAACCCACCTGTTCTGAATTGCCTTGTGTCACGGTTGATATAGCGTACCCAAGTTTTAAACAAGGGAAGAGTCTCTAATACACGTTTGTCTTGTATCGTTTTTAAAATATGACAACCGTCAATCCGTTTGCGTACATCTTCAGTACTCATGTTATCCTGATAAGTCCCCCCATTAGGCTTGCGGTAATTTGAGTTAACAATTGACATGAATCGATAACCAGAATCTTGTTCAGTCGTTGTAAAATCAGTGTCTTCTTCATAGCTCAGGGTTTCTGAGAATGTATCTGTGGGTTTGGTCGTACTAGTATCTTGTTTTTCAATCACTAGTCGTTTTTGTTTACCTTTTGGTTTAAACATGTACCGTGTTATGTATCTTGGTTACTAGTTATCAATAAAATCTTTATCTCTTTAAAGCTTACAAAATAACATTCATTTTCACTTTATTTTTTGTTGAGTACTTATAACAACCGGTGGATAATGCTAACGTTTCTTTGGAATGTTATATATCACACTCTTTTTTCTAATGCCAATCAAATCATACCGGGAGTATGGCTAGGTAATTGTCTATCTGCTGTCGATCAGCAATTCATAACCGATAATCATATTAACATTATTGTCAACTGTACTCCTAACCAACCATTCATCACCGACATCTGCGATCATGACCCATTGTTACGTCTGCATCCTATCACACGCATTCGTATTCCCGTTTACGATTCATTGCTTGAAAAAGATCTCATTTTGATGGAACAATATCTCAAGTTGATTGTACCATACTTGTACAAACAACACACACAACTAAATAAAAACATTCTTATTCACTGTCATGCTGGCAAACAACGCAGCGCTATCGTAGTAGCAACTTTATTGTACTTTTTGCTGACCAAAGGAGGACATAACTTTATTGACATTTCTCATTTAAATCAACAGCAAATTTACGAAGCCTTGTTTAATTACATTATTTACAAACGACCACAAGCATTCACTTATGGATTCAGGATTAACTTTTTAAAATCCTTTCAACGATTTTTAGGTAACGTTCTATAAATTGTTTGAATACTTTTGTTGAATAATTGTAATTTCTTTTTGTTGGACAACTATAAGAAAACTGTACTTGAAAGTAATGTCCGATTTCCAAATCGTCACACGCAAGACAGCGTATATTCGTTTCATGAAAGACTTGTATAAACACATGCAATTGCGCGATAACGATGACTTTGTTTACCCAACAATCGAAACCACAATCGAAACCACACTCTTAGCCACAGGGGCAGAAGGAAAAGTATATCTAGCTATTTTTAAACGGCCTCGCTACATGTACGACAGTGTGGTTATCAAGGAAATCAATCTGACTAAAATTCGCAACAAAAAAAACATCAGTCAACTGGTATTGAATTCTTCTCCCGACAATTTATATCGTTTGTTTTTATCAGAACATGGCTTCAACAAACCCAGTTTCACTGAAATCATATGTCAAACATTGACCAATCAACTAGTGTTTCAACACATATGTCCACATTTCTCCTTAAATTTCTATTGGGACTTTGTGCATAAAAACCAAGAATTGATATTGTATACTATCAATGAATATGCCAACTTTCAAGACTTTCATCAATGGGCCCGCAAACAGCACAGCTTTCAGGAATGGTTAAATGCCCTGTTTCAAATCATGGTAGGACTTTCATGCTTGAATAGATATTTCGACATGATTCATAGCGATTTTCACACTGGAAACATTTTGGTACAAAAAGTACCTCCAGGTGGATATTGGGTCTACACTATCGATAATTTCAAATATTACTTACCAAATTTGGGGTTTGTATTGTTGATTCATGACTTTGGGTTTGCTTGGATTCCTAATAAACTCATCCCCGTAGATTTTCATTGCAAAGAAACACTGCGTTACATCACCCGATATGGTCGTCATTACTACGACCTTCAGTGTATAATCGAATTTTTATTCGATTCCGGATACAAGTATAAAGTTCCTGAAGCTTTCCGTAAGTTGATTAACACCCAATTTCCAGATGATGAATTAGAATACGTTCTTTCTCGACGATACTATCAAAGATATCCTGACCATTACAGTGAAATATTAACATGGTATCCCAATATAAAAACAGATTACAAAGGCACCGGCACCACTCTGGCTGATAAAATCTATCAAATATTTTACAATAACGAAGCCACCACTTTACGTCATAAACCTATCAACGGCCTTAAAATCGAAAATTATTCTCTAGACAAAGCATTTAATAAAGACAAACTACCTATAAACTTACGACGCTTACTCCGTTAGTCTGTGTACGTGGCATGATAAGTGGAATTACAACTTATTTGTAGTTCTAATTACTACAATCTCCACATTCAGGTCGTAGTATCCATGTTGGTAATGTATCGTTCCAATTGCTCATTATGTTTTCTATAACATATTGTATCTTAATTGTATCTTAAAAATGATGTCTGCCTTGTGACTAAAATTGTAAATGTCATTAAGGTTAGCTGATTCCGATACTATTCCCGCCAGGTCCTTCAAAGGTAACCACATCCCCGTTTTTATTCGATTAATTGGTGTTAATATTAACGTTATTGTTAACATTAACTTTCAATTACACACTTCAATTACATTAAAATCGCCTGTACCAATATGGAGGTACAATAGGTGTAGTTTCAGTCGCATTTGTAGTTGCAGTTGTTTCAGTAATCGTCACGTCCCGTGTAGCTTCTGTTGTAGTCACCGTTGTGTTGTAGTCGTCTGGGCACGGGATCTCAGTCGGTACAACCGAATTTGAAGGTACAACACTGGTTTCAGTTGGTTGGGAAACTTTCACGTCCCGTGTAGCTGCTGTTGTAGT